CCTCCGTTTAGTTAGTTATGGGCGGCAGCAGAGCCGCCCTTGTGTTTTAGTCCTCTATGAAGTCAAAGTGATAGGCTGCGTACTCGCTGCACCTGTGGAGCAGTATAGCCAGATCGAAGAGGAACTTTGCTTCATTGGCTCTGTCAATCCTTGCCCACGAGGAGAAGCTTCTATACCTTGCATCTGCATCAAGATATCCTACGTTGCAGCAGTCCTTGTCAGTGAAGTATATCGAGATCGTGATGCCGTTGCCATCCTCATAGCGGACGATGTATTCATCGGTTCCGGTATCTTCCATCTTGCGAACGTTGGATGTGCCGAGCTCACTTGCGCCCTCGAGTATGCCTATAAGCCTGCTGATGAACTTGTCATTTACTGTCATTGTGATTACCTCCGTGTTATCCTTCCATGAACTTCCGAGCTGCTTCAAGTTCGCTTGTCAGCTCCTGTATCTTCTTCTCAATCGCTGATATCCTGTGCTCCGTTTCGTCACGCTTCAATATCTCTTTGTTCCTCTCCTGTATCAGTTCAGAAAGTGCGCCGAATCCGATAGGTACAGCGTTAAGTGCTGCACCTATGAACGTATCTGTTTTCATAGCTTCACGATCGTATGCCATGCAGGCGGTCACCGAATAGTCGTGCTTTCCGCAGATGCCCAAGTCCATGACCTGATGCTCCGCGCTGTAGTTGCTCTCTGCGTTCACCTTAGTGAGGAAGTCTATACCGTTCACTCTTGCGACTACCATGTAGAACTCTAACATCATGCTCACCTCGCTGCAATATCTTCATCTATGGCTGCCTTAGCTTCTTCTATGGTGCCGTATGCTTTCGGGGAGAAAGCTCCGTAAGGAGCTATGCAAACAAACAGGATCCTCGGGTTACCTGTGATGGCGTATCTTCTGTACTCGTACAGATCTGTGTCTATCATTCTCAGTGTATCGTTCATGGTTCGTACCTCCTGTTTTCAGTATGCCTTGTGCTTCCGGCACATCTTGTCAAATTCTTCCCAGTCCACGAAGCAGGTGTGAATCACGCTCTTGACCGTCTCGGTACCTAGCAGATGCAGTTCATCATCCTGCATGATTACGTTATAGCACTCGGTTTCGTCTCCGTCTATCACAGTCTCGTCTATTTCATCATTGTAATAGCTGAAACTGTTCATGTAGTCGTTAAGTGCTATCAGCAGCTTTTTCATTCTCAGTGTATCGTTCATATCTCAATGCCCTCCTTCTTGACTTCCGCTGCTTCCATGAAGTAGTGGTAAGCTGTGCCTGCCTTGTTACGTCTGTTGCACTCTTCCTGTGCTTCACGACCGGTGCCGATGATGTAAGCAACTATCGGGTCATGTCTTGTAGCGAAGTTGCCTATCTGCTTAAATACGAGATACATTGTGTCTTTCATGGTGTTTACCTCCTTGCGAATTGTATTACTGCTCTATAACGAGCGGGATTTCTATTTCGAGCATCTTTGAGAAGTCACCGCTTGCGAAAAGTTCGTTGTTTCTCTTTTCCATAGCATCAGCTTCGTCCTTGCTTATCTCAACGAGTTTGTTATCAACGGTCTTAAAGTATCTTTTCATATCACTTACCTCCTGTGGTCTGTGGTTCGTATCTCTTACTGTGCTTTTATTATATCCGAATTTTCGGTAATATTCAATTCGCATTATTACCGAAAAATCGGTATTATTTTTGTGCAGAATGTTACCTTGTTTTCGGTAATGTTTTGTGATACAATGTATGCAGGAGGTGATATCATGCCATTACAGTATAAAATCAACGTATTAGCTGCGCTGAAAGAAAAAGGCTACTCGACCTATCGTCTCAATGTCGAGAAGATCATTTCACACAGCTCAATCCAAAAACTGAAAGAGGGTAAGATGCTCGGGGCTGATGGTATAGCTACCCTGTGCAAATTACTTGACTGTCAGCCCGGAGACATACTGTCCTATGAGCCAGACGAACCAAAAAGCGAATAGTTACAATTTCGGGATTTTTCCTATATAATCTCATATATATGCGTGTAAGGCGTATATGCGCCCATAATATATACTTTTTCCTCTATTATATATTTTATGTAACTATGTAACGTATATAGGAGATAGCCTGATTCTACGGCTTTTGGGACGGTTACAAAAAAAGTTACACTTTTCAAGTTTGTAATTACAAAAATGGGGCGGGTTACAGTTTGTAACTGCATGGTTTGTAACCAAAAAACGGAGGTATAACATGGATATTTCTAACAAAGAAAAACTCAGACAGCAGCTCTCAGAGCACTATGCGAGAGATATCGAAGGACTGAATGACGAAGATCTGATAGCAGAAGCACTCGCTTCGATTGAAGCTATGTTCCGCTACACGGACGAAGATGATGTGTTCAAGCGTTCACGTCCTTATGCAGTATCATACCTTGCGCTGTGTGCTGCTCAGGAGCTGATCTCTAAGAAATGAATATTGCTAGCAATAACAAATCCTCTCCCGGAACTGCCCGAGAGAGGACTTTTTGTATATTTTGGAGGTTTGAAAAATGGCTATTTATGCTTTTACATCTTTTTGGCGAATCCTGCTGCAAGGCATATCCACCCTGCACCGCTTTTGAGCTTGCCCCAAGTCTGACCGTCAACGACCTTGTCAGCCACTATGGTATATACGCCGTGATCTTTGATGCTGCCGACCACCTTGTTTGATACGCCTGCTCCTGACCTGATGTTGAGATCGTCATGCACGACTTTGACCTTGTAGGTCTTAGCCGCAGTCTCAGGATATATCGCGTTGCCCTTTTCGTCGAACACAGTATACCCGCTCTTGCAGGCTTTCTTTGCATTGTCAAGGCTCTTATATGCTCCGATCTGGGACTTAGCATCTGCCCAAGTCTTGCGCACACGGTATATCTGCGCTGAACCGCCGCCAGTACTGGGGTTGACTGTCGCAGGCTTAACAACAGGCGCGGGTGCAGGTGCTGTGGTAAGGAGCTTGTTCACTTCTGCCGCTATGTAAGGAAATTTACTGCCGAGATAAGGACCAGGGCAACCGGTAGCGAAAAACCACCTGTGCATGGTGAGGTTTCCCGATGTGTTGCCAGTATAGTTGATGCGTTTAATACCGTTTCTTCTGCAAATATCTGCACACAGCTTGATGCAGGCATTGAGGGCTTTGTCGGTAACTACCCAGTTAGGCTCTCCTGCACCAGGTGCATTAGCCACCTCTATTGTTACAGCTCTCATATCGTTCTCACGATTAGAGCTTGTCCATGCACGGTATCGCTCGTCTATCATCACACCGATGCGGCCCTCACTATCAATGCAGTAGTTCGTGGATCCACCTCTGGACTGTACTGCATTACAACAGCCAGACAGCGACAAATTCCCCGCCATGTGGTGGATTGTTATTTTGTCAATGGCGTGATCTCTTATGTTGTAGTGGTCTGTGTTTCCGTTCCACTTCCATGTTGCTAAACTGCTGTTACTCATATCTGTATACCTCCTATTAGTTACTGTGGTTCAGGTCTGCGTTCATGAGCGCTGAGATACCCGCTGCAATTGCCGCAGTCAGCAGAACTCTCAGAGCCTGACTGTCCGAAGTGTCTGTCAGCGCGATATTCGCACCAATGTAACCGATTGCTGCCTGTCCAAATGTCCTGAGTGCTCTGTACAGCCACTCGCTCATTTTCTTCTTGTTCATTAGACCACTCCTATTCATGCGCTGAGACGAACACAGCCGCCCCAGATTTGATTGTGTGGGCTCACCTCGTGAAGTTGTACCCCTCAGAGGTAAGCCCGCTTAGAAACGATTTCTCAATGCGTCAGGGGTTATTGTTATTCTCCAGGGCGTCAATTCGATGATGTGCAGATTTCGTAGACTGCTCACAGATGATGAGCCTATCACGTATCTCCTGCAAATCAGCTCGAGTGTTACGCACGTCTGACTTCATTTCCGTTATATTGTTGTTGAGTGCTTCAAGCTTGACGATGACTGTGGTCATCTCTGCCGCAGTCTGTCGGTTATCCGTAGCCTGATTCCGTTTAAGATTTGTAAATCCAACGATAGCAGCTACCGCAAGTGAGAGGATTGATATGATAACGCTGGGTTCCACGATAGACTACACCTCGATTTCAACAAAGGCTTCCAGAGCCATAAGCAGATCAGGGGATATAGAGATATCCTCACCTGAGACATTTATCTTGTCAGGTACATCTACCTCAACGGACACAAGCTCGGTAAAGCTCTTAGCGAACTCTGCCTTTTTGTCGTTTGGTATGAGGTACTGTGTGCCGTCCTCGCTAAGCGTACTGCCTACGCTTTGCAGGAGCTTGATGCGCTGTTCGTTGAACAGTTCTACCTCAGCCGCTACAACCTTGATGAGCTTAGCGACCTTGTATGCTGTTGCGATTTTAAGGTCTTTCTTTGCGAGCTCTGCAAGAGCTGTCTGTGCGTCAAGAATGTTTTCAAGTCTTACTTTCATGATGATTTCCTCCTTAATTCATCAATCTCTGTCTGCTGTTTTTTAACTATCTCCCAAAGTATGGGAATAAACTGTGTATAATCGAGGTGAAGGTCTTTTCCATCGCCGTAGTGATCGTGATAACCGCCGAAGTCCTTTTCCGAAAGACCCACCTTCTCCATAGCCGCCTTAACGTCCTGGGCGATAAAACCACAGTTCGTCTGGTCGGGTTTGCTCTCTTTGTACTGATATGTAGCCGCTGACAGGTTGTCGAGCAGAGCCATATACCTGTGGTCAAGGTCTGTGATGTTCTTTTTCTTCCGCCTATCCGATGTCACTAAATAGCCCTGATTGGTGTACGCGGGGGCTTGGAGATATATATTTGTACCCCCGATATATACATCTGAACCTCTGATGTATGTAGCACAAGCGTACTGCCCGCCGATACCGAGGAATACACCAGGATTGGAAACTGTGTTGCTGTATAACAGAGCATAGTTACCGCCGTAGGTGATGCCCACATTATCCGCAAGAGCAATAGAGTTTTTGAATTTGCTGCCGTTAGTGAGCGTGATGTTGGCACCCAGAAATATCTCCGAGCCCAGTATAGAGGTTGAGCAGGCGTCAGTACCGGTAATACCAACTTTCACGCCTGAGCCGCTGACGTATCTGAAAGCATAGTTACCGCCGTAGGATATGCCGTAGTCATCAGCGAACTGTATAGATGATTTGACCTTACCATTCGTGAATTTTATGTCACCCGAGAACCAATGACGACAACCATAACTGTTGTATGTACTGCCGTAGTTCATCATATAGTAGGGCGTTACTTCGTGATTATACAGGGTACCTATTGTTATGCCCTGATAGTTGGTCGATGCAAGCAGTGCATATCGTGCTATTGTTCCATCGGTGCTTGTGGTGGCACCAAGAGCACCAACACGGTTATTATTCCAGTACGCGCTCAGTTTACCGTCCACGATCTGGAGCTTGCAGCCGTTCTCGTCTGCACCTGTCTCGAACGTACCTGTCAGAGTTGCACCTGATGCCGTCATTACGCCCGAGCTCGTTAACTTGAAGTTCTTCGTGGATATAGCACCTGTGGAAAGGTTGATGTAAGTACCCGCTGTAACACTGCCGCCTGATGTGGCATAGTTTGCTGATTTGATGGAACCGCCTGTCAGAGTGAGGTTTGATGCCGTCACCGTGCCGTTGGCGGATAGCTTGAAGTACGTGCTGTCTACGACAAAGCGGTTAGAGGTCATCTTGATTTGTCCTGTGCTTGCGTTGATCTCGGAGACCAGATTAGCACTTTTCACACACAGGTTGATGTTGCTAGCATTCTGCGTTATGGCTGTCTGCTGTCCGTTGACCGTGCTGATAAGGGACGTTATTTGTGTAGCCTGCTGTGATATGGTCGATTCTGCTGTTGTAAGCTCAGATACAACCGATGTTATTTGATTAGCCTGTTGAGTTATCCTCGATTCGGCTGTTGTTACTCTCGATGCAATACCGTTGACCGTTGTTATAGTTGCATAGGTCTGTTGTACTCTCGATTCAATGCCGCTCGCTGTCTGCGAGATAAGCGAGGAATACTCACTTGTGATTTGTGTATAGAAGTCACCGTCAACATATTCCGCAAGGCTTTCCGTAGCCGATACCGCAGATGTGATACTGTTATTGAGTATTCTCAGGTCTGCCGTGTGCTTAGTTGTAGTGACGTAGTTTCGTAGTTTATTGTCTGTCGATGCGTTAGCAGAGTTCAGAGCGCTAGCCGCCTGTGCCTGAGCGTAGGTCATAGCTCGTGTTGTCTGCCTGTTGACTGACATTGAGATTTCTTCTTGCGTCTGTCGTATAGCGGTATCAAGCTGTTCAGTCGTTACGAACTCCACAAGTCTCATATCGGTATACGCCGCCGCAGTAGCCGCCGCGTCGTCTGCCACAGCGTTTATACTTTCCTGCACGTCCTCGGGAGCCTGCCTGTAGTCAGATGCCTTTGTACTGGCTTCGAGCATAGGGTGCCAGATGTAATATGTACCCGCAGGCAAGTATATGTCGCATGAGCTGTTAGCGTCTGCCAAAGCCGTGAACTTGAATACTTTCCAGTCCGCAGTTACTGCCATACTAAAAGCTGTCGCGCCAATGTATGCAGTCGCTGTCCTGGCAGAGCCTGCCTTTATCCAGAGCCTAAGTGTATAGTTGCTTTCTCTGGCTAACTCGGCAAGGGCAAAAAGCCCCGCCGAAGTAACCACGAGTTCAGCCATAACACTTGATTCGCCGTTCGGGTCTGTTCCGGTATAACGCGATACAGTGTTAGTAGCCATTAGCAGAGACCTCCCTCTTCAAGTGTAGGCATGAGCTCTTCGAGCTCGTTGATCTCGTCACGAAGTGCCTGTCTTGTGGCGTGAACTTCGTTGATGTCGTAAGGGGCTTTCTTTCCTGCCGCCTTATACTCTGCTATCTTGATAACCTTGTAGTCAGATGCCGCAAGCTGGCTCTTAAGGATACCGATCTGATGCATAGCGTCAAATGTTGTCATGTAATCACCTCCCGCTTATAGTTTCTATCTTATACCCTGCTCGGTATTAACCGAACAGGATAATGGGGCGAACGTAAGAAGCGCTAGACGCGCCATTACCACCCGCAAGACCAGAGTTATTGCAAGTGCAGAAGAATGCCGCACTCATGATGGAGCGGAGCCATATGGTGGAGCGTCCGAACTGAACAGGATTTACAAAGTTAAACACAGCCAGTCTCTCAGCGTCTACGCCGATATCATAAGCACCACTCGACCATACAGAGGAACCGTACAGCTGATTCTCGTTCATGAGCTGTAACTCAACAGCACTCCATGCCGCCGCATTAGCCGCGCCTGTCTGGTCACCGCCTGCCGCAGATGCCGCAGAAGCATTGATAGCGGTAGTGAGCCAAGACCTGTGCGCGAGCAGATGATTGCCCAGTGCTGTTTTCAGAGACTTAGCGTAGCAAGGAAGCGTGATCTGGTGCATATCGCTGTTTGCATACGCGCCTACGGTCGTGTTGGTGGGGTTCATAGCTGCCGCTGTGGCAAATGTAGAACGAGGTATCAGCACGGCGTGATGTGTACCAAGTGCGGTATCACCTATGCCGTAGTAGTAGTCGAAGTGAGCGAACATCAGAGTGATGTTCTCGGTCTTTGTCAGCTTAGTGGCGTAGGTCTTGCCGCTCTGAGGTGTTGCATCTTCGGTCTCAGTCCACACTCTTTCGTTGATGGTGCCGCTACCCTCGTAGTAGGTTGTACCGCTGTCAAAGGCAGAGCCTGTGAAGTGTGTGTAAATGTCTGTGGTGATAGGTACTGTAAAGTAGTCACCGAGGAACAGATCATCGAAGTTACCGCTATGAATCATAGCGTACATCTGAGCCACAGTATACACGTTAGTAAGGTCTTTACCTCTGAATATGCCGTTGTGAGGATTGCCGTTACCTCTCAGTGTCTGGAATGTATCCGATATTTTGAATACATCATCGAGGTTTGCTCTTGCGAAACTGCCGTTGTTGTCGATGTAGACCTTAGCCGCCGCATTAACGGTACTGGCTGTATCGACCGTGGTAATTTCTTTTGTTGCGAGATTTTCATTAGCCATGTAGATTCCTCCCTTGAAATCTGAAACTATTGAACTATATTACAAGCCATTTACCGCCTGTTGTTAATGCGGTTGACTCGTCAACTAAGCCGTAAGCATAGAAGTAATGAGTTTTACCCACAAGGTCTATGCTGTTGAGAATGAGGTTACGTGCGCCTACCTCGAAAGCTTCATATTCGGCTTTCGTGGTGTATGTTGCACTTACCGTTTGCAGGATACTGCTTTGTGTCTGCTGAATAGCACTCTGCATCTGAGCCGTTGTGCTGTATGAAGTCAGCAGATTATCTGTGTATCCGTTCGCCGCAGTCACCGCCGCGTTAGCTTTGCTTGTCGCATCTGCCGCCGCTGTGGATATTGCCGCCGCTTCCGCAGAATTGGCTTTGCTTGTAGCATCTATTGCCGCCGCCGCTATTGCCGCCGCTTCCGCCGCCTGTGCTTTGCTTGTAGCATCTGCCGCCGCGCTGTCCTGTACTCCGTCTGCATAGCTTATCAGCTCCGTCCTGGTGTCCGTTATGGTCTGAGTGATACTGTTTGCAGTCTGCTGTATCATTGACCGTACATCGGTAGTCGTGCTGTAATCAGCTATCTTTACATCGTAGTAGTTCTTAGCCGCCGTCTCTGCCGCATTGGCTTTGCTTGTAGCGTCTGCCGCCGCCGCAGTTCCGACGCCGTCCGCGTATGTTACAGCGTCCGCGTATGTTGCGCTACCCTGAGCCGTGACCTCTGCGTGAGTTGCATATGTCTCCGAAACTTCCTGCGTTATCGAATCTATTGCTACGTCAACGTAGGAGTGCATCTGAGCCGTTGTGCTGTAACTCGTTACTAGGGCGTGTTCGATATCGTTAACGCCTTGCAGAGCCGCCGCCGCGTCTTGCAGAGCCCTCGATACTTCACTGTCACGAATGAGCATCCAGTAGAAGTTGCTGAGCATATCGCCGTCGTCCGTGAGAACTACGCCGCCTGTGGTGAATACGTTCTGTGACATGAATCGGTAGGAATAGCCGTTGCTGTCGTAGTACATACTACCGATGTGCTTTTGCAGTTCGCCATTCGCCGCCCATTCAGCAGCAGGATAGTTTTGCAAGGTCGGTGCTTCATCACCTACAAATGTGTTTGTAGCACCGTCTATCTGCTGCTGTATGCTTGATATCTCCGAGCCTAGCGCTACGCTTACCGAGTTGATGTTCTGGGTAAGCGTGGAGTACTGGGTGTTCATGGTCTGACTTAGTGCATCAGATGCAGCAGTGATATCCTGCTGCCATATCTTAGAAGATATCTGACCTTGAATGGTCGAGATCGCCGTACCCTGTGAGCTGATTGTACTACCCTGAGTGTTCACCAGAGAAGTGAGGTTCGTGAATGCTATGTCAAGCGTCTGGTTCTGGGTGTCAAGCTTTATCTTAGACCCGCTCAGAGTGTTCGAGCCGTCCTCGTTTATCGCGCTGAAAAGTGAATCAATATCGAGCTTGTACGCTGATATGTTCGCATTGTCCATAACTACATCGTTACGAATGACTTTCCTCGTGATGCCGTTCGTTGTAAGTCCGAGGGCGTCAAACATGAGGTTTCCGTTACCGTCCCAGATGTAGATGTTGTAATCTTCCTCAGCGTCCTCACCTATCTGAACCCTGACATTTGTACCGTCAGAAATGCTGATAGTGTTGTCCACGATAGACAGCTTGTGAGAGTTGTCACCGTAGATACGGACTGCATTGGTGAAGATGTTACCCGCGCTTATCTTGCTTGCAGATACACTGTCTATCATAGCACTCTGTATCTGAGCATTACCGAGCTGTGCTATCACAGCATTTGCAAAAGATGTCTGTATGCTCGTGCCTGTCGCAGAGCCGAACATCAGAGTATCAATATCCGCTACGTTCGCTTCAACGGAGCCTATCCTTGCCGTTGCCGCTTGCAGGTCAGTTATGCTTGCTTTCTGGGCTACCAGAGTACTGATATTCGCTGTTGCCGCTTGCAGAGTACTGATATTGGCGTTTACTGCTGTGAGGTCTGACGTGTATGTGCTGTGGAATGCAGCCACGTCACCCTCCAGGTAAGTGATGTGAGCTACCGCCGCTGTCAGATCGGTTACATCTGCTTTGTCCGCGTGTAAGCTCTGTATGTCTGCTTGTACAGCTGTCAGCGTTCCGGTTATCTCTACGTCTATCGCTTCAAGGTGAGATACAACCGCGTTTGTGGCTTCAAGGTTCTCGATAGTAGCGTATGTTATTTCCGCTATATCGGCTTTGAGGTAAGAGGTCTTTATCTCGTTAGCGTCACGCTTCAAGCGTTCTATCTGCTGATGTGTACTGCTCTTGTCCTCGTCCCTGGTGTCTACCGCTTTCGCTGAGAGCTTATCAGTCAGGCACTGAAAGCCTGCTAAGGTTCTCTCGAAGATGTATGTGTCTATCTGCTCTCCGTCGGAATCAATTGTTATCACATCCCCGACTTCAAGCCAGGGTCTGCCAGTTATCGGCGTGTTGTGCCCAACGTAGGTGATGCCCTCGAAAGCGTCATATATCGTCTGTGCTACCCTTGCAAGGTTTGCATCGTTGAGGTCGTAGCATAAGAAGTTATCACCGAGCATATAGGCATTGAAGCCGCCCTGTGCAGGGTAGACAATACCCTGTTCGTTGCTGAGTGAATAAGCTATTGCCGCTTCAAACTCAGGTACCGTCCAGTTCTCGTGTGTAGCTCCTGATTTGTAGTGGTCTGCTCCGCCCTCTGTGAGTGTTATCACTGAGGTATTGCCTAACCTGATGTAAACGAGCTGTCCCTGCCTGTTGATGTGACCGAAAGCACCGTTAATCTCACAGATAGCTCTCAGAGCCTGTCGTCCTGTGAGGTTTATGTCTACCGCGTCACACTTTGTCAGCACCATATCGTCAAGCGGTAAGCGTTGCTCCTGGGCTGTTTCAACTCCTACATGAGCACAAAGTGCTGTTCGGAACTGCAAGAGCGTCATAGGGAACGTCAGTGAATTGTACCAGTCGTATATCTTTACATCGAACAGTATCATGCTGTCATATGCTGTGAGCGTGTAGAACCATGTGTTGTTCTCGTGTGGTACATCATCGACATAGAATGTTCCCATGTCAAGCTCAACAGAGGTGTTACCCTGAGAAGCGTTGAGCGTGACCATGAGCTTCTTATCTTTGAGCTCTGAACTGCTGAGGTTCGCAAGCTTGATGGTAAGCACCGAGGATTCACAAGCACCCACGTCAAGGGTCTGAGCTGAGCATATAGATTCCTTTATGCTTAGACTGTTATCAACCATCTTGTCTGTTGGTATTGTGAACTCAGGGTGTCCGTTATTGTCGTATACGGTTATCTGCCAGTTCTTGACAGTGCCGTTTTCAAGCAGGATCCTCTGCTGTTCGCTTGAAATGTCTATCATCGTTGCTCACCGTACCCTATAAACTTGAATGTCGCTGACTTGTATATCGAGGTACCGCCCTGTATTCGGCTGTGTGTGAACGTCATATCAGGCATATAGAACGTGTCTGTACAGTATGCCATGCGCTCATCATTCCAGTATGTGAGCGTCAGCTTACGCTCCATACTGTTAATGATACCTGATTCAAGTGCAGCCTTAAAAGCCGCTATCTGGTCAACGTTCAAGCCGTCAACTGTCGTGAGCTCCAATGTGGTTGTCACGCCCGGCAGAACATTCCTGTGCAGGATTCCGTAACCGTCGCGGTACGAATCCTTATCCTGCCGTTGGTCGGGTGTACACTTAAATCCCTCGGGTGCAAGGTACTGATCGAGAACAACGTCATTGTAGGCTTTGACATAATAACCTCTGAAATTACTCATATTCGATCACTCCTTTACACCACAAAGGGATTTCTGCCTGTTGATTTCTGCTCTTTGCGGACGCTTTTCTTGACTGAGCTGTAAATAGCTTCATCAGTCACGCCCATTTCTTTATTATCGATAGCGTCAACCACCTCATTAAGGCTGTTGACAACTCTATCTATGCGGTCTGTAATAGCGTCAATGTCAATTGATTTGCTGTCCATGCCGCCGTTATCGCTGTATCCGTCAGACTGTGCGAGCTTGTAAGGTATTACTGAGCCCTCAGCCACAGCAGGGATTGAGAATGTCACGTTACCCGCGATAGCTTCAAGCCTGCTTATCATGTCGCTGAATGCGTCTGTTATCTTGTCCGAGAAGTTGTCAAGGAAATTCGTGTACTTGTTATCCGCGTCAATCGGGATAAGTACGCTAGTGTCCTGAGCTTCATCGGAGATGCCCTGCGCCAGGTCTGATACAGCGTCAAGTGCTATGTGTTTGTTCTTGTTGATGCCCTCAGCCATGAGTTCAAGCATATCAGGCATATATGTGTGGAAATTGCTCAGAGGACCCTTTTCAGGTTCGGAGAATCCGAGGTAGTCTCTGATATCTCCTGCAAGACCGCTTACCGAATCCCATACACTGCCTGCCATGTTACGGATACCACTAGCCATGTTCTCACAGATATCAGCACCCCATGTCCAGGCATTTGAAACGAGACTTGAAAATGTATTTGATACGGACGACCAGATACCCGATACAGCGCTTGAAACTGATGATTTCATGCTGTTGAATCCGCTCGAAATGTTAGACTTGATACTGCTGATTTTTGTTGATACTGTTGAGTATACGTTGCTGAATCCTGTTGATATCGTAGCCTTGATGCTTGACATCTTAGAGTTTATCGTGCTCCAGGCGTTTGTGAAGCCCTCGGTCGTTTTCTGCTTGATCTGAGTTACCTTTTCAACGACAGCATCTTTAGCCGCGTTGAACTTATCCGAAATAGCGTCCTTGATTTGCGCCGCTGATTCCTTGATTTTGCTTGTTACCGAGTTCCAGGCGTTCACGCAAGCTGATTTGATGCCGTTCCAAGCATTTGTACAAACTGACTTGATTGTGCTCCAAGCATTTGTGAAAAATGACTTAACCGCGCCCCAAGCCACGTTAATGCCGTTCAGGAGACCCGCTATCAGATAACCGCCCATCTCTGCCATGACTGTTGACGGAGAGTGTATGCCAAATGCTGCCTTAAAGCCGTTTATGAATGGGTCAAAGATGTTGGTAACTATCCATGAGCCTATTGAAACTAAGCCCTCTGTGATGCCCTCCAGGACACCCGCCCAGATGTTGCCGCCTGCTTCCTTGATCTGTTCGGAGAAGTAGCCTTCAACTGCAAACCATGCAGTTTTAACGCCCTCCCACAAGGTTAAGAAGAATGAGCCAAGAAGTGATACGGCACCCGCTACAGCTGCGCCTAACAGCTCAAACGCTTTGGTTATCAGCCCGCCCCAGTCAATGCCTGTGAGGATATTGCCAAGAGCCGACCATATACCACTTCCGAGCTTGCCCCAGTCGAGCGTTTTGATAAGCCCTGTTGCGATATTGAGCGCACCTGAGAGTATGTTGCTTAGCATTGATGCCAGGTCTCCGAGGATTCCTGCGGCGTCAATGTTGTTAATGAACTTTGCTATGTTCTCGCCTATTGCATTGAAGTCAATGCTCTTGATCGTCTCGGAAACGAACTGGAAAGCGTTTCGGATTCCCGTGGAGAGTGTTTCTCCGAGCATACCCCAGTTAACTGAGGATATCGCATTGTTCACCGCTCCGCCTATGCCCTTTGCCAGAGCCTTGAAGTTGAACGTGTGAACTACATTGTTCAGGAAACTGAGTGCAGACTGGAACATTGTTCCGATTGTCTTTCCGAGCTTGTTCCAGTTCACGCCATAGATCAGACCATTAAGTCCGTCCATGAGAGACTTGCCCAGGTTGCCCCAATTAATACCTGTTACTAGCAGATACAGCGTATTGACGATTGTGTTAACGCCCTGTGCTACCGTATCGCCTATCAGAGCCCAGTTCACATTGTCAACTATCGAGTTAAATGTCCTTGTAAGTCCGTTCGCGAAAGCGGTTATCTTCGGGCCCACGTTATCCCAACTGATAGCAGAATTGATTTTCTGAACTACGCTGTTGAATTTATTTGCTATCGCTTCACCGATTCCCTCAAAATCACCGTTTTTGAAAGCGTTTTTGATTTTATCGGCTATGCTCTTTATCTTGCTGTCTATCGGCACAGTCTCAAACATATCAGCAGGGTTTGTCGCTGTGTCTGAGCTGTTGGAGCTGTCCGATGTCGTTGTATTGTTCAGCTCATCGAATCCCGCTACCGACTTACTAGCCTTGTCAGCTGCCTTTGACGTGTCTTTCAGTGATGCGGCGTAGTCCTTTTGGACTGTGACGGCTTTCTTGAATGACGTTGCACCTGTGAGGGCTGATATCAACATACCAACCTTTGTGAATGCGTCAGACAAGAGGTTTATCAGCGTCACCAACACCGGTGAAACTACCGATATTATCGGAGCGAAAGCAGATGCAAAACTGTTTTTCAGCTGTGCAAGCGCGGTCATCATAGCGGACATTGAAGCGTTAAGCTCGGGTGAAACCTGTGCAAGGTTCTTGATACCGTCCACAGCTCCGGAGAACAGAGCCGATATAAACCTACGCTTAAGCATAGACTTGATACGAGTACCGAACGATGTAAACACCTTTGTGAGCTTCTTCACAGCCTGCATGGAACCGTTTGAGGACTTGCCGAAAGTTCTCATCTTGCTAGTTGCCGCCGCTACGCTCTTGCCCAGGAGCTTGAACGTTGTAACGCCAACTCTCGCCATGCCCTTAAGTGTAGCCATTAGCAGGCGTGTTCTTCCGTTGGCTTTTGATACCTTGCTTTCGTACTCAGTTACACGCTGTTCAAGCTGTTGTATCTGGTTTGCCGCTTCCTGGTATGCTGTTGTATCTGTACCGCTTACCGTAGCAGTACCCGCCGTTTCCATAGCCGCCTTTGATGCTTCAAACCTCTGTAACTGAGCTTGCGCCGCCGCTATCGCAGATTCGGTATTTCGCCATTCCTCTGAGGTCTGGTCTTTGCCCTCTGCAAGCATTTTCTGCTTTGCCACTAAGAGGTCGTTCAGCTTTGTTCTAGCGGCTTCAATACCCTGCACAAGGGTGTTGTATTCCTCGGAGTTTATCCGAGCATTACCGAGCGTTTCAAGCCGTTCTCGGAGGTACTGTATCTGACGCTGTGTGTTGGCTACCTTGAACTCAAAACTATCAACAGCACTTTCGCTACCGCCCATAGCCTTTTTCGCCGCAGGAGCCAAGCCGTCAATCTTGCTTTCAAGAGTTCTGATACTGTTGCCGATAGACTTGTACGTGCTGTCAAAAGCCTTTGTCTCAGTCTCAGCGCTCTTTATTTCCTGCTTGACCGTCTGCCAAGCCTTTTTATTTTCATCTGCAAGCTTTCTTGTGCTTGACCTTGCCGCTTCGGTCTCAGCTTTAGCCTTTGCAATAGCGGCAGTCTCAGCCGCTTTCGCTTTCTCGGTCTCAGTCTTGACCCTGATAACAGCCGTCTGCATACGCTGTAACTGCTCTTGCAGGTCAGCACATCGGGTTATCAGCATTCGGAGATCATCAGATTCACGTCCGCTGAATATTGTACCGCCCTTGCTTCTGACAGCTGTACCGTACAGCTTTTCGATTTCTGCATCGAGTTTGTTCAGCCCATTCTCAGCCGCCCGAGCCTGGGTCTCAAACTTCGATATTTCTTTAGCACCACCGTCTCCCGCTTTCGCGTAGGACTGTGATACATCTTGCATTTTGCCCTCAAGACCGTCGAGCATCTTCTGGATAGCACTTATACTAGCTTCAAACTTCTTCTCGGGGATAGCGTCCGCCCATTTGCCAATCCAGTTCTGTATGTCCTCAGAGCTTGTCTGGAAAGAGTTAACACTGTCGTTCAATGCCTTATCAATCAGCGGTGCGCTCTCTTGTACAGCCTGCACACCCTGGTTCATAGCGTCTTGAAGCGTGTCGCCCAGTTTCTGAAATTCTCCCATAGATGAATCGATGGCATTCTTCATTCGGTCGCTGCCCGCTTCAAAACCTTGTGTGTCAAGGTCTGTGCTGACTACTACCGAGCCGTCAGAATATCCACTATCAGCCATTGATTGCACCCCGTTTCTGTTTCTTATCTAAGCATATTTTTCAGTCTTTCCTTAGCAGCTCTTTCCTCGTCTGACAACTTAGGTTTGATCTCGCACAACTCGCGGTTTGCATTCCAGAACTCCTTCTCGGTCTTATCGAGCTGTGCTTTTCGGTTCTTTTTCTTCTGCCTGAGCCTTAGCACACTACCAAACACGCCGTCTGTTGATATTTCCATGAAGAATCCCATGAACGTCCACCAATGAAGATAAGGAACGGCTCTGACCTCGAATCCCGCTATCTTATTGATTGCAGGAAACAAGATACTTTCGTCTTGCTCCCAGTCCATTGTACGTGCGTTTCCTGGCTTCTTCTTGCCCTCTGGCATACCACAGTCGATAAACTTAAGAGCCGCCTTGAAAGCGGCTTCATAGTCGCTCTCAGGCATTTCCTCAAATCCCTCGTAAAGGATATGCAGACAAACATATATCTTCTCGGCATTGTCAATATTCGGGTCGTTGAATGCGACTATGATTTTCAGGATATCCAGAAAATGTGTTCTGATGTCCCATTCCTCGCCGTTTACCACTAAGCTTCTCGGAAGCTCACCTATCATAGCCTATCAAGCCTTTCTGTGCTTTCTGTGCTTACCGGGAGCGGACTTGTATCCATTGGTGTAGCCACTTATGCGCCTTTCGACGCCCTTAACGCTACGCTGGAACTGAGCCGCTATAAACTTGCCTACGCTGTCGAGTGCGTTTTCGCAATAGAACACGCCGCTTTCGAGAGGTGAGAAAGGGTGCATACTGCCGAAAAACGCTTCGGAAAGATTTCCGCCGAACAGATAATCACACAGCTCATACAGCTTGTTCTCACATTCCTTAAGCACCTGTATCTCGTTGTCGGTATCTGCTGTACCGTCTGAGCTGATATTGATGTTTTCAAGAGGTTTGAAAACGTCAGGAACCTTTTCGATGATCTCATTGTATCTATCGATAATACCAATATCGGTAGGTCTGAAATAGAACTTTCCTATCTCAGCACCCAGAGTGTTGGTTATAGGAATAGCCCTCATACCGTCGTCAACGGTAATATTGAGAGCTGCTGCATTTGTGTTTATCTTATCGTTTGTAATAGCGTTCATAATAACTAGCCTCCGTTATAATTAATCAATTATTAGTTACTATTGGTTATTATTGGTTACTGTCTGCTGTGGTTTAGCCGTTGTTGTTTCCGCCGCCACCGCCAGATGTAGGTGTAAACTCACCTGTTGAGGGGTTGAACGTACCGGAAACTCTGTTACCGAGATTGTATACACTGAAAGGTATCTGAACACCGGAAGTGTCGCCGCCAATTGACTTGGGTATCAGTGCTACGTCCTCACGGTAAGCCCATACCACAGTACCAGATGTATCATACAGTACATCGATCTTGGTAGTCTTGCAAGCTGCACCTGTCTTTCTCTCGTTAGCGATCTCTGCAAGCTTAGTCCACAGAGCGCTGCCCTCAGATGCGTAGTAAGGATCCACGTCAGACTGTACCTCATAGCCCTTATGATCTATGGACTGCTCGCCCTTGATGTTCTTCTTTACCTCTACATCAGGGTTCAGTTCCTCGTTGTACTCTTCGAGGTCGTCACCCAGTCTTACATATGCAGGGGTTTCACCGTTGAATGTTTCATCGACATAATGCGCAAGATATTTACGCTCTATCTTTTCTGCCATTGAATAACCACTCCTTTACACGATCAAATGATCTGCGAATGCTGTATTATCATCAATCAGTATCGCTCCGTCCAGGGCGTACACTGTATTGATTGGTGTGAATGTTTTGGTGCTCACATCGAACACGCCTTTGACGCGGTTTCCTCGGCTGTAAATGCCGAAAGGAATCTGAATACCGCTTGTATCGCCGCCCACAGATGTAGGTATTACCGTAACGTCCTCACGGTACGCCCACACGGTTGACATATCTTCCCTGAGAAGCACATCAACTTTCGTTGTGTTGCAGGCTTCACCCTTTTTACGGCTGTTGGCTATATCCGCCAGGTTCCTGAACAGCAGGCTACTGTATTCCGCATAGTAGGGGTCTACGTCGCCCTCTGTCTCGTATCCGTTGTGTTTGATGTTCTGTACACCTAAGATGTTCGTTTCAACTTCAACATCTGAGTTCAGATTATCCTCGTATTCTTCGAGGTCGTCACCGAGCCAGGCATACTGTTTACCGCCGAACGATTCATCTATGTAATGCGCAAGGTATTTGCGCTCTATTCTGTTAAACATGGGCTATACCTCGCTTAGCTTATTATTGTTATGCTGTGTCGTACTCGTATTTGTACCTTACAAGGATAGATATGAGCCAGTCCTCAACGCCGTCCTGATAAGCGGCGTTACAGTGAGCAGGAGTGCTCCGTGCTATGCTCGTTATTATCCTACCCTCGTCAAGTTCGGGGTACTCGTGCAGCTGTTCTGTGCTGCCGCTAACGATTATCTGCTGACGTTCAAGCCATTTACCGAGTGCGTCAAGGAACTCCTTGACTGATAGCTTTTGCGTCTCGCTTTTTACCGCTGCCCTGTATATGACATTGAAAGGATACGCGCATTCAAGTCTCACATGACCTGTTACGCTCTCTTTCCTCGACAGTATAGCCGCGCCGCTCGTGGGAAAGAATCCCAAGCCCGACTTATCCTCTAAGGTGGAGAACTTCACTGTTTTGCCGTTCAGGGCAGGAAACTCGTTGATGAGCTCCAGGAGTGCAGTACTAATTATCTCCGAGCCCTGCACGTCAATTGGTCTCTGTGCCATATCATGCACCACCCTTTATTATTCTGTCGCACTCAGCTACCCATGCAGGCAGGTCTTTGTCCTTTGCAGGAATGAACCATTCTGCCTGAGCGTTGGGCTGTGAGTATGTCAGACGCCGTTCTGTCGGAACCAGGGTTGCACCCTTGCGGAACCTCAGACCAACCTCTATGCCGTTCCTGTCATGTATCAGCGCGGGTCCTTTACCCGTCACTGAATCAACCATAACTCTACCACCGTATTGATACCGTCCATACGGTCCGGGAAATACAACTCGTCGTCCGCCGTCGTCAACGTAGGAGCGTTGCTGTAAGCTTCCTGTCAGCAGTGGCATGAATACCTTACTGCTTGCCAGTACCATTTCTCCGAGCCGTTGCTGAGCTCGTGAGAATCGCTCAGGGTATGCAGACAAGTCTATGTTTATATCGACTTGTACCATGCCCTTGACAAACGCCGTCTTACCTGTAATAGTCCAGTTAGGCATTTACTTCACCCCTATTTCAAAGTGAGGGATAAGGCTGTAAAATACTGCCGAACTTATCTGATATACTCCGTCTCGTGTGCTGTTCAGCTCATCATAAAAGCCTGTCTCGTAGTCGTCGTCATATATCGGCTGAGTGCTTTCATAAGCACCTACGAGAATAAAGTCTTTTTGTGGCTGAAACGTTATCACTGAATCAATACCGTCCGTGAGGGCTTCAAACGCTTTCGGGGAAACGTAAGGCAGTACTGTATTGTCTGCCGCTATGATCTTGCTTGCGTTGGTCTGTATCAGCACCGTGCCAATGTCGGAATTTGTTGTTCCGCTCATGTTGGTTGCTGTCGCTCCGTCTGATATGCCTACCGCGTCAACTCCATGCAGTACGTGTGGGTAGTAGTAACCGCCCTTGAAATTGAACACTGTTATGGTATCACCAAACATCACTCCACCCCCGCATACAAGAGGTTCACGCCGTTTGCGTCAGGTACGTTTGCAAGGTATGTTTCAGCGACGTGTATTGTGTAGCTGTCCGCCGTAGTGGCGTTGCTTGCCGCTGCTGAGTATACCGATGCCGTACCGCCTGTCGCATATGTTACTGATTCTTTGCCGCTGCTCATCGATGCTATTGCCCCGGTAAGCTTTCCATCGGCGTTGAGACTTGCCGCCCCTGCTCTGCGCTGAGCGTCAATAAAATAGAGGGCGTCAGCAACAGCACATACAGCTTTTTTCACGCGAACTGCGTCAGCTTCAACCGTAGGAAACGCTGTTTCAAGTCTGTGCATTGTGATGTTATCCACATAATCCGAAGCTCGGTCAAGCCACTTGTTAGCGTTGTTTTCGGTCAGCGTGTCGCCGTAATAGGTACCTGTGTAGAAACTGTAGTCTGCGTACATTACTAACGCCCTCCTGTTTGTTACTTTTTCTTGGACTTGTCCTCAACTGCTTCTGTAGCAGTATCAGGTGCCGTGGTCTCGGCAGGAGCTGCGGTCTTGGCAGCCTTGCCGGGCTTGTACACCTCATACATGGGGCTCTCGTTATAGAGCCCCTCTACATACTTATTCGCGGGTTTGAGGATAGTACCTGTTCTCTTGTTAATGAAAAGCATCGTTAGCCCTCCTTATTCTGTTGATGTTATAGGTGCCTGCATCGTGAGATATACTGTGCGGGTAGGTGGCGTTGCAGGCGGTACGTACTCAACGTATACATCGGGCTGTTTCAGCCATTCTGTTATAACGAACTCGTTGGTCGATTCAACGACCGCGCCTGTTAAGAGGTTAAGAAATGTCATGGTACCCGCTCCTTGTCTTAGTTACCGTCGCTAGGCTGTGTGAAGTCTGCGCCGAAGATCAGGTCAGGTGTAACTGCCTTTGTACCGTAGTGGTAGAACAGCTCGACTGCGATAGCCTCAGACATAGGAATCTTCTCAGCCTTGTACTGCTGCATCATAACAGGCTGTGCAACTGCGCCCTTGACCATCAGCAGGATATCGCAGCCGACAGGCAGTCTGGTGCTTGCGCTGGTCTCTACGCCGTGCCATGTGTAGAACTCTTCGGAGCCTGTGTCCACGTTACTTCTCTCGCACTTGTCGAGGTGGTTTCTAACCTTGCCGTAGTACTCGGTAGAAAGTACCAGGTACATCATATCACGAGGTACACCGTCAACGAAAGAGTTATGTGTGTTCTCGCACTCCTGGATAACCTTTTCCAGGATATCAGCCACGTCAGTAATACCGTATACGTTTACTGCGGTAGCGTTGGTGTTAGCTTCCGCAAAGAAAGCTCTGTCGAGGGCTGTTGCTACGGTCAGAACGTGGTTGTTAGCACGTCTGTCAAGAACGTTGTCAACAGAGTACAGTCTAACGTCCTTAGCTTCCAGCTCTTCCACGATCTCCTTGTCCTGGTCGATAGCAACAGTAACAGGCTTTGCCTTAACTGCTGCGCCCTTGCCTGCGGTTCTTGCGGAACCATAGCTTGCGGAGGTGGCGTTGGTGAAACGTCTACACTCTACAGTACCCGAAACAGGGTCGCCGCTCAGCTCCTGGTTCTTGATCTTGTAGGACAGAGTGTTCTTCTGAATGTTCTCGATAACTACGCCGCTGAGCTCAGCCAGGTAGTCATTGGCTGCGGGAGAACTGCCGTCGATAAGAATGTTAAGAGATTCAATTTTCATACTATATCCGTTCCTTTCAGTTTGATGTTACCAAACTTTGGGAATTTCCTTCTTTGTATTGTCCTGCGGTTTTGTCTGTCCGAGGGGAGCAACAAAAGAGGGAGCATCATCTTCGAGTTTGGTCTGCTTTTCGGCTGCTGCCTTTTCATCTGCCGTCTGATACAGTGATGCGTCCTTAGCCTTTGCCGCTTTCATGAAGTCGTCAAAACCAAAGAAAGAATTATCTTTCCAGGTCAGACCACTGTCTGCTGACATGAGCTCCGATGTAAGAGCGGTTCTTGCATAGGGTGATGTAACACCGTATTCGTCAAGCTTCTTTGATATCCAGTCTTTCTGATCGCGGGCAGTTATCTGTGCTTTGAAACTGTTCTCTGCATCTTCTGCCTGCTTCTTGTACTTCTGGATTTCTGCCTGCATTGTCTCGGGTGTGTTGTCCCCGAACTTTGCGAGGGTGTCATTTGCCGCATTGAGCTGTGTGCTCAGGTTGTCCCTCTCTGCTGTAATGTCGCTGTTGCTCTTAGTGAGCTCGGCGTTAGTCTGCTGTAATGCAGCTATGTCCTTACCGTGCAGAGCGAATACGCTTTTTACCTGTTCATCTGTCAGTCCAAGTGCTGTTAATTCTTCCGTTTTCATGCGGAATACCTCCTTGTAATATCGTTAGGCGTTTTAGGTCGTTGCCGTGACCTGATATCTGCTATGTTAAGGCTCATAGCTGCCAATGATGGACCATAGAGGATTTGAACCTCTGACCCACGGATTAAAAATCCGCTGCTCTACCTACTGAGCTAATAGTCCGTATCACCTACTCAGGCGCTCTGTGAGCGCCCTTTTGGTGTGGAGGTGGGGATATTCATGCGCCTGCGCCCTAGTTGGGTGTAGAGGGGTTTCTAGTTCGCATAAGGCGTGTGTATTTAGCGTTTTCAAGTCGGTCATACTGCTTTTTTAAGTTGTTCGCCTTGCAGAAGTCGTTGTATGCTTTCATGTGCTTCTTCAAGAGGTTGACCGCTTTGTCATAATCGGCTTGATACTTCTCACGTTCACTTGCAGGACAGCTCCTGAGTGCTTCGTCCCTGCCTACTACGTTCTCTTTGTCGCGCCTGATCTTGCGCTCCATAGCTCTCTGCTTTTGAGATAGGTCATAGGCTTTCTGGTTCTCGTCCGAATCAAACTTTTCGTAAGGATTCACCCCGAGAACACCGGGACCGAAACTGTGCCGGCAGTTCCAACCGCACAAGCCCTCGCCCGAGCCATAGCCGCACACATCGAAGTTCGGCAGTTCCTTTGTCTTGCCAGTCCTGCTGTACTGCTTGGCTTGCCACCAGAAATGGTTTCCTGGATTGTGACCGCCGTCACCATATCGGGCGCCCATATGTCCTGAGACCTGGATAACGTCATGATCGTTGTCGATCATGCCCTGTAATGAGATATTGCCACAAGCCTGAGCTGTGCCTGTTCTCACTGCTCTGAGTGTTGCTACCTCTATCGTGTCTTTGTGGTAAACAAGACTTCCGTTAGGCGCGTCACCGTAGGTTATCACAAGTTGTTTAGTGCAGAGCTCGTTGACTGCCTGCCTGACTGCTTCCTGATAGGACGTAGCACCTGTGATTGTTTTCATGTGCGCTTCGTCCAGGATTCGGATAAACCTCTGCTGTGAGCTGTGTGCTGTCGTGCGTGTTAAGTTGTGAAAGCTTCCGTATGTGCGTTGCATGGTGTCTTGCATGATCTGCACCATACGCGGCAGTTCGTTGATAGGCAAGGTCTTTTTGCCTTGCGAATCATATATAGCTCTGTCAGCGTTCCAAGCCGTGATACCCGCATCTTCAAAGATAGCAGCTATCTCTCTATCGGCTTTGCCTGTCCAGGTTGCTAACTTCTTTTGTACCGCTTCATAGTGTGCGTTAGCTTCTCGGAGGACTTCTATCTGCCAGATGTCTGACTGTGATAGTTTAAAAGGGTCTCCGTGCCGCATACGAGCCACCAAGCGGTGAACGATATCCTTAAGGATAAACGTGTTAAGATCATCTATGAGGGGCTGCATAGGCTCTATCAGAGCATCTATTTCCTCTGGTGTAAGCATTAGTCCTCACCGCCTGCGGAGAGTGACTGCTGAAATAGCTGTACTTCTGCATCAGCTATCTGAGCTTCTGCTATCATAGCCTTTGCTTCTTCCTCTGACATCTTCTCGAACTTCACAAAGTACAACCACTTAGGAACCCAACCTTGCATAGCATATAAACGCCAGTTCGCTTTGTCCTCTTCATAGCTGTATGTGATATCTCCGAAAGCAAATGTCAGCTCATACTCGCCAAGAGGGCAGAGGTTCATGAGCGTTGTTATTTTATCAGCACCCTCAATAGCCTGTTCAAGGGCTGTCTGGAGTGCGTCCCTATCGTCCTTAATGGTCTGGATTGTATCTCGGTCGTCGCTCTCGATCTGTGTAGCTGTCACCATGCCGCGCTGTCCATCGAGAACGAATACGCCCTCACTGAATCCACATTTAACGCCTGCCATTGACAGGTCAAAGTTGATGTCCCTCAGACGTTCGTCTGTGAGAAGTGTTGCAACGTGTTCCTTGATCGAGCTGTTGCCGCTGTCCTCTAGTCCGATACCTAACTGCTGTACGAATCGAGGGAGCTTGAAGTTTCGGTTATCGGCACTACGCTTGATAGTCTGACCGATAAAGGTCATGTGCTTGCTGTCCTCTATCTCGGTATCCTTACGGCTTATCGATACATCGATAGCCTTAAGCTCCGTGATAGCGTTAGCAAATATCGACATACCGAGAGGTGAGCTGTCGTCTATCGTGTTGGAACCTGGTACTCGGTAGTAAGCAAAGAGAGGTTTTGTCAGTCCTCGGATATAGGTATCAGGCTGTAAGTGCGCCCAGGCTCTGACCTCAGTCAGCGGTACCGGAGTACCGAGCGTCGTGTTACCGCTTATGTCTGTGCTGTTCCTGAATGCCTTGTTGGTCACCTGGTACAGCGATTCGCCGTCAACATCGATGAACCTGTGATACTCTAAGCGGGTGTATGTGTTCTTACCCTCGACCGCCTGAACTGCGAATATCGCGCCAATGATTTCCTTGTTGCCGTTTACCTCAGTCACTCCGAAGCTACCAGGCAGAACGAAGTCCCAGCTCTCGCCGTTCCATCTAATCATCATACCGCCGAGCCTGTCAGCTTCACACATCTTCTCGGGTAGTCTCTTTATCAGATCGTCAACGATGTTCTGTAGGAACTGGGCTCTTGCAGAACTGCCGCTAACGTTAACGCCTATGTCAAGGGTTGTAAGCTTTGCTCTGGTATCGGCTATGAACTTAGCCATGTTGACGGTCTTGATATTGTCCTCAGCACTCACCCAAGGAGCCTTGCCCTTTGCTATGTTGTCCCAGGTGTTGAGTGCGTTCTGCATCTGTGCAGATGATATGAGCTTGACATTAAACTCGCGTCCTATATCAGCCGTTGTAGCACCAAACAAGTTGCCTAACCTCCCTAACAGGCGCGTAAATATACTCATATCGTCACCGCCCTTATATATCAAACATTAATTCGTCTCGTAGTATCGTATAGCAGAAATACCTCAGCTCGTCCATAGCGTGGTCATTTTCCTTAATGACTGTATCTATGCTTGAATCCTCTTTCCACAGATAGCTGTCAAACTCTTTGATAGTCGATTTACAGCTGCTGTGGAACTTAAGCACTCCCGCGTTGAGGTACTTTGTCACGGTCTGGATACCGTTCAGTACGTCGTTGATTGCTTTTCTTACGTCGTACTCTCCGTATTTGAGAATCGTTTCAACCATAGCCGCCGCAGAGGGGTCTATAACGATACACTCAATCGGATAGTCACCGATAAGCTTTTTCAGCATCTTGTAGTACTGCTCGTTGTCAACACGTCTTGCAGAACCGCCGCGATAGTACAGCTCTTTGATTTTTGTCGCTGTTTTCGCGCCTGGGTCATAATCGTAAAGACCTGCTGCAAAAGGATTGACTGTACCATAGTCCACAGCGACAAAGTATCTATGCCGCACATGGAATGTGGGCTCTGTATCGATAACGTGCTTTTCCCTGTCGAACATCGGGTATACAAGACCCTCCGCCTGTACCCAGAGACCGAGAATGTATCGACGATAGAACACGCCTGTGTACATATTCTCGTATCTGGTCTTTATCTCAGGAGATAAGCTGAGATTATCGTCCATAGTGAAATGCAGATACAGAGCGTTCTTCTGCTGTCGCTTCTGGATCCATTCCAGGTAAAACCAATGTGAGGGATTGCCCGGATTGCAATTGAACCAGAACTTTGAGCCCATGACTGAGCATCGAGCCATAGCCTGCTCAACAAATGACCTGGGCATCAGAGCGACTTCGTCAAAGAACACGCCTGCTAAGGTCATACCCTGTATCAGAGAGTAACTTGATTCGTCCTTACCACCGAAAAGGTAGTAAGTGTTTGTCCTGCCGCCTGCTGATACAACTATCAGGTTCTCAGACCTACGCTCTGTTATCGTGTACACTCCCTCTAACCATTGGCTGAGGTGCGATATAACGTTACGTCTGAGTGCTTCAATCGTTTTACCGCATATCGCGAAAAACTGATTGTTGTATCTGGTCATTGACCAGTTAATGAAGCCTATCGACATTGACAGGGTCTTGCCTGATCTGATAGAACCATCACAGATTATTGCATCATAGTTCCTCAGATTCGGGCGGTTCCACCATGTCAACGTCAGATTCTGGCGTTTCCCGAATTTCTGGAATGTCATCTATGTCAACCTCCTGTGAACTGCTCTGCTCAATCATCTGGAACAAGTTATTTTCCTTGTCCTCAGCTGCGCCCTTGCTGAGCTCTCCGATGGAATCCAGGTACAAGGCTATTGCCTGTGTGTTACCTGTCTGAGCCATTTTCACGAGCGCGTCAGCTATCTGGAATTTCTGTGTCAGTTCCTCATCGGGAACACCAAGCCTTTTCAGTCGGTTTCTGACACGAGCGTCCTTGATCGGCAAGCCCGAGTAAAGCAGTAACAGGTCTGACATAGCTTGCCGCTTCTTTCGCGCTTCTGCGCAAGCCTTGCCGCCTGCGGACTGTATAGCACGCGCTTCCTCAACTGGAATCTCGTTGAACAGTCTCAAATTTTTGTTCTGTGGCCTGTACTTACCATCAGCCATGCTATACACCTCCTTGCTCTGGGCTGTTGTATATCTTAGTCAAAGAACGAAAGCTGAACTCCGTATATCTCGGGGTTAAGTGCCGCCTTTGTACGCTTGCCTGATTTTCCTGTTGATACGCTCTTAGTCGGTGCTTTCGCCTTGTCGGGTACATACGTGTAAGTGTATCCGTATTTTTTCTGGTGATCTTTCAGCCACCTGTCAACTGCATCGTTGTAGTCCTTGCCTTTGAGGTAAGCACCTTTGACGCCGCGGACAAAAGCTTCTGCATTGAAGTTATGCCCTTTGTTGAATATATAATCACCCGCATACTTTGCGGTCTCTGGTGTACGTCCTGCTCTGGTGGAGCTTGCCACGATACCCGCTGAGGGCTCCATAGCTGTTGCTATCAGATCGGCTCCCGAGAACTGCGGCCACCCTGCCGCAGGGTGATTGTGGAAAACGTGTTCACCCTTGCCGCCTGCTATCTGTACAGCGCCTGCGGTACCGTGAACGTAAGAAGTAATAAAGCCGTTGCTGTCAACAGTTATGCCGCTCTCGAAATTGTCATTCACATGAGCCTTTCGGAAAGCGTCAAGTGCCTTGTTGAAGCTCGCTTCATTACCGAACTGAGCATTGAATCGTGCAGGGAGATCGTTTCCGCTAAAGCCGCTCCCTGCTCCTGCACCGCCGCCCATTGGTATTCCTCTGTGGGTGTATGCGTCCATGCCTGAGCTGCCGCCGCGACCGCCATTGAGAACCACAACAGGCATTCGTGTCCACCGTGCTATGATATCACGTATGAGCTTACCGCCTATGCTGTAATCGAGAACAGCGTCAAGCTCACGCCCGCCGAATGTCTGAATCACTTCATCGTTGACGTAGTCGTAAAGCTCCAAAGGACGGCGGAAAAGTATTACATCACGTGTGATAAACACGCCTGCCCTTTGCTTGAATTCATGTTTGAAAGTGTCTATCAGCATTTATTTCACCGTCCTGTGTCGTTCTTGAAATGCGGGTATCCGTTCTATCCTGCTATCTTCACACTCAGCAGGAATGAGCCCATAAAGATAAATCTTTTCTGGTTCAAGCTGTCTGAGCATTTCGTCATACCCGAGCTTGAAAAGTCGTTTGCTTTCCTCGTTCGCCTGAGTGCCTACCGAGCTGATAATGACTGAGCCACCTTTAGGCTCTCCGTCAAAACACCAGTTCAAGCTATCTTCATCAGACCAAGCAATTGTCGGTATAACTTTGATACCGTGTAACTGCATATAGGCTCCGAGCCAATGCTTGCGGTAGTGGTTGTAGATCTGAATTGCAGGCGGAAAGTCGGTGTACAGTGAGAAGTCGGGAGTGCACACTGCTTTGAACTTCTGCAACATGGGTATGTATGCATCTGGGTTCGTCCAAAGCCGCATGAACTGATAATCATCGACAAAGAAGTGCAAGCCCTTTGTGCCAGGGTCTTTACAGCTCTTAGCGTAATTAAATCCCACAAAGATATCCGCCCTTGTATTGTCCTTTCGCAAGGTTGGTATCTCGTAAGGACCCGAGCCCTCAAATATTGCCCGGTTTAAGTTTTCGTAGTTCCGTGATTGTCTGTACACTTTCTGCCCCCGCCGCCGCAAAATGCAAAAAGGCGGCACTAATGCCGCCCTCTCTTTGAAGTTCTTGAACACCCTTTTCGGAATCGAACCGAAACACAACATCTTGTGCACCTGTGGGTGATATGTGCGCATACGCTGCTGCTGGAAACGTATGCGCTAGAAAGGAGAATGAATGAGAAACAATGACCCCTGACAAGCGGAAAGAAAGGACAAGACCGCCGTCTTGTGCTGTTTTCGGCAGTACATCGGCGGCTCGTCCGGCACACTTAAGCCGGAGGCTCACTTAAACGCGCCTACCGCCTGTTGTATCTGCTTACAAGTATTATACACTACATCTTGTGGTTTGTCAAGGAATGAAACACCACATATTGTGGTCAAGCTTGCACAAAAAGCTCATAGACCACAATATGTGGGGTGGGGTTTCACATAGAATTGCTTTTAACTGCCTTTAATCGCACTCTCAGAGCGTTCAGTAAGCTCTCTTGCGTCATGTCTTTGTTATGCAAAGCCTGGATAACGTCCTCATCAGCTCCGCCTTTGACGATCAGGTGATGTATGATAACAGGGTGCTGCTGTCCCTGCCTGTGCAGTCTCTTGTTCGTCTGTTGATACAGTTCCAGGCTCCACGTCAAACCAAACCAGATGATGTGATGTCCTCCACGCTGTAGGTTCAGACCGTAACCGCAGGACGCAGGCTGTACAAGCATCAGATCTATCTTGCCATCGTTCCAGTCCTGCTTCTGCTGCTCTCCCTCGTACACAGCTACGCGCTTACCTGTTTTCGAGAGTGCCTGCATGAGCCTGTCCTTGTCATGTTTGAAATTATAGCAGATAATCGCGTGTTCGTCTCCAAGCTGTTCAACGGTCTCCAGGAGCGCGTCTATCTTGCAGGACTGTAATTCTATGACCTTGCCATTCTCATCGTACACGGCACCGTTGCAGAGCTGTAGGAGCTTATTGGTGAGCGTGGCGGCAGTTCCTGCCGTTATGGTTGATTCATCGACCTCAATCAGCATATCACGCTCTAGCTTCTTGTACGCCTGTGTAGCTTGCTTGTCAAGCATGACAGGGATATCGTTGTACATCAGCTCAGGGAGTGTCAGATAGTCCGCTGATCTCATGGATATGCAGATATCAGATATCCGCTGATAGATAGCCGCTTCGGCTCCATCTTTGAGCGCATAGCTGAATATGACCTGTCCGTTACGTTTGTCTGGCGTGAAGTATGCGTCACGATATGCCGTGATCGTCTTACCCAGACGCTGTCCGCTGTCCAGGAGATACACCTGAGCCCATAAGTCCATGAGGGACTTCGGAGAGGGCGTACCGGTCAGGAGCACCATGCGGTTGATACGACTACGCACGAGCTTAAGAGCCTTGAACCTTTTCGCCTGGTGATTCTTGAAGCTCGACGATTCATCGAGCACGACCATGTCAAACGGCCACTTGTGCTTGTAGTACTCCACGAGCCACTGTGTGTTCTCACGGTTTATCAGGTAGATGTCCGCGGGAGTATTGAGTGCAGCCACACGCTCAGCCTGAGTACCCATGACAAAAGAGAACCGAAGTTCAGAAAACTCAGACCACTGTGCCGCTTCTGTGTGCCATGTGGATTCAGCAACTTTTTTCGGTGCTATGATTAAAGTCTTGACAATTTGCAAGTAATGATACTTCAACCGCTTTACTGCATCGAGTGTTATAGCAGTCTTGCCCAGACCCATTTCGAGGAACAAACCAATGTTCGGTGTATTGATTATCCTATCCCTGCAATACGCCTGGTAGTTATGCGGAACAAAATGCTTTGCTGTACTCACAGTTCACTGCACACCTCCCTCACAAACTCCATTGCCTGCTCCATGCCAATGACCACACGTACATCAACGTTCAACTTCCTCAGCTTCTTGTGTATGTACTTCTGTCGTTCTGACACGACACCACCCTCACGTTTCAACTCGACAAAGATTATCCTGCCGTTCGGCAGTATCACAATTCGGTCTGGCACTCCACTTCCAGACGGGCTCACGAATTTGATGCAGAGCCCTCCATACTCTTTCAGCTTCCGCCGCATTTTGTTCTCGATTTCTGATTCAACAATATTCACCTGTTAGATACCTCCCTGAAAATACCCCCGAGTTACAGTTTTCAAAAATTTCCCTATATAACTCTCTAATTATGCGTATATGGGGGTATATGCGCCCTTAATATATACTTTTTAGTCAATTATATATATATTTGTAACTATGTAACCTATATAGGGGAAAAGCCCGAAATTACGCATTTTCGGGCGGTTACAAAATCGGTTACACTCGATATAATTTTTTGTAACTTTGTAGGTTACAAACTTTGGGGTTTACACATGGTTACAATTCAGTGTAACTATACTTTGTAACCATGCCAATTATGTGATATTCTTCTTGTTTTGAGGTGCTTACACCTGACCGTTTCTGATATGACATCTCTGCAAACCATACGGTCCACACTTCATTGGTTTGGTCGCTCCGCTCCAACCTTTGATTGATTTGAACGCCGCATTGATCTCTCTGACGTCTATCGGGGTCATACGTTTGGGGTCTCCGTTGAAGCACTCAGCCCATATTTCGACCGCCGATATCCTGTCACGCGCAACAAGATTCATGCCTGCTCCGGTGCTGTCCTCTGCTGTCACACCGTCCTGTGTAGCTGTTTTCGTACTCGCTGAGCCCCACCACATACGACGCTGATCTAGTGTATATCTCTGCCAGTCCTCGGGTACGAGCTTGTTCACAAACTCACCTATCAGACCGACCTTAATTGATTCTTCCTTGTGCTCTATCTGCTTATCACGTGCCATCTGTTCAAGTTCCTCGCTCAGGAAAAGGGGCTCTCCCGCTATCCAGTACGCACGAGCTTCCGCCCATATCTGGGATATCAGCATATCGTTCAGATCGGTAAAGGGGCTGAGCTTCTTCCTGTCCTTGTCGCAGTCAACAGGCCAGAAACGACGTTCGCCTGTAGGGTCTCGCAGGAACTCATCGTCGTTGGTCGAACCAAAGAACACACATTTACGCTGACGTTCCTCAGCATTCCTTGCATAAGCCGCTCTGAATATGTCACTATTTAATGACAGGAACTGCTTGATACGCGAGCTCTCGGACTTACGGAAAGCACCGAGCTCCGATATCTCTACAAGCCATACGCCCTGTAACAGCTCTGCTGCATCTTTGCCCTCAAACGTGCATATGCTATCATTGAACCAACCACGAGCCATACGGCGCAAGAGCGTTGACTTACCCAAGCCCTGGGAGCCCACGAGAATGAGCATATTATCGAACTTTACACCGGGGGTCATAGCTCTTGCGATAGCAGCTACGAACATCTTGCGTGTCACAGCTCTGGTGTACGCTGTGTCCTCAGCTCCGAGATAGTCAATGAACAGACTGTCCAGACGCTTTACTCCGTCCCATTGCAAGCCGTTGATGAAGTCCTGCACCTCGTTGAAGCTGTGCTGTGCCATATAAAGGCTCAGTGCGCTGTCTATATTGCCGCGTCCTGCCTGGTTGTACCTTGCTTCCATGAACCAGTACAGACCGTTTGTATCGGCATCTGTCCACATACGTCTGCCTGTGCTTGCGTCCCAGGGCAGGGCTCCGAATATCTCTTTACGTTCTGCGAAAGCATTGTAAGCAAACTTATCCTTGATAGCGGGGTCATTGTTCAGAACTATCAGATAGTTGTTGATAGTGTTCTTAAGAATATCGCTGTTGACCTTGTATTCAAGAGCATCACGCCAGTCAATGTCCATATCCTCAGCAGAGACCTCAGCACCAGCCACACCAACGGCTCCCGCACTCGCTGTCTGAGCTATTGCACCTGTCATTCCTGCCGCCTGTGTACCCACAGCACCCGCAAACTCTGCCACTGCCGCCTGCTGTCGCTCTCTGTTGAGAGTGCTCTTGCAGCCCTTGTCCTGCTCTGCGAACTCACACATCTTAACGAATGACGGCATTTTGGTAATCGGTGTATCAGGGCTCTTGTCCTCGTCCAGATCTCCGAACTTATGCAGGCGTACCATGTCGAAAGCATTGACAAGCTTCTCTGAGCATGGGTCTGTCGCATGGTGGGAGAACAGGAACTTACCGTCATAGACTATCGCGCCGCCTGTGGTCGAGCCACCTAAGTAGGTGAACCTGTCGGGCATACTGTCAACAGGCTCATAGATACCCGGGAGAAATGCTGCCATAGCCTGCTCAATAGTGTATGTACGGCAGAACGCTCCAACGGTACCTGTCTTTTCGAGCGGGTCTCCCTGCTTGACTGCAAGAGCCTTGTGAGATACGGCTCCGGGTACCTGTGGCCATGAGCTGACATCGTGCCAGTCAGCATATGTACCGAGTATCATATCAGCTAAGATAAAGGGTGCATCTTTGGTCTTGTAATAGTACTCTGTGTCGGAGCACTTTGACGGCCAGTACATCAGACGCGATACATCGAACGTGGTCTTATCAGCGCACTCTATACCTATCTGCTGTGCTATGCGTCGTGCTATCGGCTCGTATTCATCAGGTGATACAGTTCTGTCAAGCGGAAGGATAACACGTAAGCGGGGCTTGGCTGCTGTGTGCTTACGTGTACTGTAAATGCAGTAACTGCACCCGAGGGCTTCTGTTCTCGCTGTGATGTTGTCCGAGCCCCAACCTGGTATATTATCGAAGTCCAGTGTTATGATATCCCTGCCGAGCACGTTAGCCGCCTTGCGTCGTGTACCGTTCAGGGTACCACCTACAAAGCCGCCTATGTCCTTAAGTTCGTCCTGCTGAGCCTTTGCCATACCCATGTACTCAGCGTGTGTCTCCGTGCTCACAATGGGCTGTGCGAGCCTTGCGTAGAGGGCGGATACCGTTGTGTTCTCCTGCCGCCATGTCTTACTGTTTCGGCTGTTACCGACTGATATAACTATCTGCCTATCAGGCATGATTTTTCACTCCTTGTGCCGCCCTGCCTGGGCGCTTAGTATTATATGCTTAATATCCCGCGCCGCTGTCGTGTAGCCGTTCAGCAAGCCGCTCTATCTTCTTATCCTGCCAGTACATCACCCTCGCCCTGTTGCCAAACATGATAGTAAGCTGTTTCAGCATGATCTTGACATCTGCCATTTCCTCCGAAATGCTGTCAATGTATCCCTTATCTCTCAGGTGCTTGGACAGCTCCTTTATGAGCTCGGACAGTTCTTCCATAGCAACAATGATCTGTGCATCGGTGCCGTTCTTCTTTATGGTGTCAATAAGTATCTTAGTATCCCATTTATCTGTCTCAATGAATGCCTGTCTGTGAAAGCCCTGATACTCGTACTTAGCGAACCGCGTCATGTCGAGCTTCTTCTCGACGTTTTCTGTTTTCTCAGCCATTACCAGTCTACCTCCAATACTGCATCGGGGAAAGCCCCGCACATATCTATCAGCTCTTTGAGGATAGTCATTATTTCCTCTATTGTACCGAACTTCCCATCTGAGAAATATTCGTATCTATCCGCGTGGTCAGTCAGCTCCATCAGAGCATGGTCAAATATGGGGCTCATAACACCAACAGGTCTGCAACTCCACATTGACGGATACTCGCCTGAGAGTTCCTTAAGGAGTACGCCTGCATTACCGTCGATGTGTACGTACTTCTGACCGTTGTATTCCTGCAACTCACCTCTGACGCTGAATCCTATGCTGTATATCACTTCCGCACAGCCCCCTCGTTTGCCTTTGAGCCTGTGGGTCTCCTGCCGAACCTGGTGTTGAGTATGGTCTGACAGCCGCATCGTGGGCAGTCCGTGCACTCGTGATATTCTGAATTAAGGTTTATAACCGCTGTTATCGGTACTAAGTAGACCTCATCTTTCTGAGGTCGCAGCCATTTGCCGCAAACGCTGCATCTTCTCATCGTTTTTCCTCCTCATTGAGCCACGACTGTATACACGTTTTACAGTCTGTGGTATAATCTTCTGTTGGTATACAGCGCGGCATTTCCGCGCCTACGAGTTTTATCGGGCATACATCAATGCCCTGTTCCCTCATTGTTATCATCAGATCGTAGGCATTACGCCCCTCGATATACCGTTCACGATTCCTCATGAGCTTCTTCCTCTCTGACTTCCTTGTGCTCCTGCTTCAAGTACTCGGCTATGCCGTCGGCACAATCGTAGTAATCACAGTGACGTAGTTCACAATGTACGCATACGTCACATGATACGTCCAGAAGCTTAGCGCATTCCTCAGCGGGAAGTGTAGCAAGCCATTCCTGATTAGTCATGCCCTGCACCTCCTAACGACTGCTTGTAAGTGCATACTGTATACACTGCGAGCTCCCAGATGTCCTTAAGGTTGATTATGCTTTCATCAGTGAGAACCGCCCAGTCATGGTTGAATGGTGAAGCATTGAGCCGAGGTATTTCCTCGTACTTCCGTGTATCGTAGTCCTTGCCGTTTTCTACGGCGGTAACTGCATTTTCAAAACAATGTTCAAGGATACTCATATCTATACTCCCTCTCCATGTTTATTGGTGTACCTACCGTGCCCACGCTTCCGTTGCTGTCGGTAGCCTTGAAGAACTCACCGGGCATAGGGTACATATATCTGAACATAAGGTAGTTCGCTGCATCTACCAGATGTTCTGTGTTGTGGTCTTTCTCGAAAGCATCTAAGCAGCGTTTAGCCGTTGCCAGAGCGTCAACTCTGCCGCTTGCAAAGTTGTCCCGGGCGGGACCGTACTTGAAGTACGACACCTCCACCCGAGCCTTGCGCTCTTTATCGAACTGTTCGCTATACTGCGTCTTTAAAATAATGTCCATCTTTTTTACTCCTATCATCTATCAGCTTTTCAGCTTCCTTGTTCTGCGGTATTCCCAGTACATCATTACAGAGCCAACAATGTGGATCCGAATCTGACACCCACCTACAACCGCACAGACGGCATTTGAAGCATGGGCGTTTACCTTTGGGCTTCTGGGGCTTGTCCTTTTTCTTCTTACCCATGCCGTGCTCTCCTGTTCCAGACGTTCTCGACCGCCTTTTCAGTTTTGTACTCCTTGTGGGTGCCTGCTCCACATGAGCAAGCTATACGATAGTAGCGCATTGTTACCTCTCCGCGCCAGTCTTTCAAGCACCGTTTCTTTATTGTGACCTCACGTCCGCAGAAAGGACACGGCAGAAGTCCGTTATCTGCTGTTGCTTTACTCATGGCTATCACTCCAATGCTTGCACCTGTCGGTCGTTACATCGAATGTGATAACGCATATCCTGCCCTTGCGTATGTTTGATCGCCGACTGCATATAGGTGTGTAGCCGAGCTGACTGCGCAGATATGTGCAGTGCCTACAGTTAGCGCACACGGCTGTGGTTGGTTTCTTCATTCTCATTACCTCCGAATAGTTCTTCTTTGAGTAAGCACTTTGTCAGAGCCTCGAACAGCAGGAACATACCCTCGTCCGCTATACCGAAAGGACCCGCGCTGTATGCTCTCGTTCTTAGGTTGCTGAGTACTCTCATGACTGCCGCATCGTACTGTTCCTTAGTCAGCACCTTGACGGTCGGTTCATCTGCTATCACTTGTGGCATCAGATCGTGCAGTACTTGGTTCGTGTTCCTCTCTATGATCTTGTTATCAGATTCACACGCCAGATTGTCAAGTGTCTCTTTCAGGTGGTCTGCATCGATTGCCCTCACTCTGAATCACCGTCCATTCTCGCACCCCTATCGCAATAGCCATCATCCGGCACAAGCTGTGCAGGCCATCCGCGTCCACCGCAGAAATCATCGTCTTGCCTGTACTTGCAATCCTTGCACCGCACCACAGGCTCGGCTTCGATGGTAGGGCAGGTATTAAGTACCATGATGTCAAAACATAGGTTTCCGCCGTTATCGCATTGTACACGATTTATACACGTTCTGCATCGTCTTTTCCTGTAATCATTAGCATCAATCAGTCGCATTCTCTTTACCTCCGAAAAGCCTATGTTCGAGTGTGCCGAGAACGATCGCGTTAACGAACACCCTCAGCGCACGGTCTGCATTATCGTACTGCCCCATGAACTCAGCTTCATTCGCTATACTGTGAAGCACTTCCAGAGCCACTTCATGGAAACGTTCTTTGGTGACTACTTCGATTGTCGGTGCATCGTTTTTACAGTATTCAATGCAAGATTTCCAGCCCCTTGCAAAGTCAATCGTGTGCCCGTCACATTCTGTAACGTTCATTAATTTCAGTGCATCAGCATCAATTGGTCTCATTCTGAATCACCGCCCTTTGTGCAGTTGAATATCTCATCTATCCAACACCCGACCTCACTGTATGCGTGTTCCAGTGCGTCCTGAGCTGTATTCGGGTACCAGTAATCCCGAGAATCATTCACAGCATCGCGGTATCCCTGATCTACCTTTTCTTTCAGCTTGTCGAGGGCTTGTGCAGCTTCTTGCTTAGCCTGTGTGTAGCCCTGTCTGAAAGCCTGCTCTATCTCGTCATTCATTTGTCGTCACCGTCCTTTATCTTCGTGAAGTTCGCGCTCATCATCAGAGCGGGTATGAGGTAGAACCACATTACTGATAGCCTGTTGAAGTGCATAGCTGCTATTGTGATACCCGCAGTCATCATCGTTTGCACTACTCCGTTCGCCGCTATATACAGCCGCACTGTATCAATGTACTTGTTGTTCATGGTTCTTTTCCTCCTGTTCACGTTCGTATTTGTTTTCAAGCTGATTGAGCTTGATGTATAGTAGATAGCTCCTGGCTAATTCAGGAGCTGTATATCCGTCTTTAAGTTTAGCAGCCATACGAGCCGCTACGGCGTTACTGGTGAGCCGTTCTTTAATTATCTCCATATGGGTCTACCTCTATCTTTCTCGTTGTCATGATACCGTATGATGTACGATATGGTTCAAGTCCTCTCGATCTGAGCAGTCTTGCGGCTCTTTCGTAAGAGTACTTGTATTCAGCTTCGGTCTTGAAGAACTTGCAGTTCTCGCATTTCTTAACTCTCAGAGCAGCGCATTCCTCGCCGCAGTCAAAACAGCATACTGTTGTCCGCTCTTCCATGTCGTCACCTCTTGGGCTTCATGGTGATAGTTACACCCAGTATCTCATAACTTCCTGTGAGGTATGCCATGACCATTTTGTTCCCGCGGTACTCGAACCAATTGTATCTCAGCCCCTTAATACCCTTGAAGTATCCGAGGAACTTGCTGTTCACCCAGAGCTCCACATCGTTCTCAGGGTCGTGCAGTTTCCTGAGCTGTACGCTCTTGCTTGCCTGGTACATATCATCGGTCAGTTCGATGTTACGTCCGTTGGTCTTAGCAGCGTCGAACATTTCTTTGAGAGTTGACATCTGCTTGAAGTCCATGTGTTCAGCTCTCAGGAGAAAGAGCCTGTCAGGTATGCAGAAAGCCGACTGTTTAAGTGGGTCTGTCAGCAGAACAACTCTGTTTTCATCATCTGCCTGCATACCTATCTGTACGCCCTTTTTAACGATTGTTTTCAGTGCTTCGGTCTGTACCGTAAGAATGTAGTTGTGAAAGTCCATGTCAATACCTCCGTTTTTGACTTAGTCCGTAAAGCTTACCGCTTGCCGTGTTTTCTCAGCATCGACATTATGTCGATGATAGTAACCGTTGATTCGTTTGTAGCAGGCTTCTCATGAGCCTTGATGTAGTTTGTGAACTCTGCGGACTGCCTTGCAAGCCGCCGCCGTGTTCTGTTGAGGGACTTTTCAAGTCCGTTCAGCTTTGCGTCATATATGAGCATCGTAACCTGTACCGCTGTATCGATGAACCAGAGGTAGTAGCCCCAGGTCTCACCGGATATCAGTTCCACGAGGAAACCGAGGTATAGAAATGCTTCCCACACGAAAGCGAATATCATTGCTTTCGTTTCGTCACTGATCTTCTTTTTCATACTGCTTCTGCTTCCTCCCATGCCGTGTAGAGCTTCAAGCCTTGTATTGCTATCCAGTCTATCATTTCTTCGTTTGTTGCCCATGCTGTTGTACCGTTGGAGCTGTCCCAGAGACCGCTCTCATAAAAGAAAGCGTGTGCTATCTCGTGTCTCAGCACCTCTTTGAGCATCGATATGTCAGGCGTGAACTCGTAGTCGGTACGAATAACTATCAGCTTGATATGCGGATTGCAGTATCCGCTCAGACCGTCAAGCTCGGTGTCGTTCTTGCTGTCTCGCTGTTCGATTCGGTATATCGTACCGAGGATACTAACCTGGTTCTTCATAACTCTCAGTCTCCTTGTAGTATTCTATCAACATCGGGTCTGTGCTTGCTATGCTGTGCGCCCATGCCAGAGCGACCGCACTTGATAACAAGATAATCAATACAAGACTTGCCATGCTCTCACCTCTTTTCGTTCTTCTGCCGTTCTAGCCGCTTTATTTCTTCAAAAGCCTGCTCCCTGGCGTTGGCTGTTGCCAGAGCACAAAGCGCGAAACCAATGTAGGTGCCAATTATAACACCTATCAAAAGCCCTATCGCTGTATTCATCGTTTGTTCAACTCCCTGTCACGTGTGTTATTATATCCGATATTTCGGTAATATTCAATCGACATTATTACCGAAATATCGGTACTCTTTTTGTGTAATATTACCGTTTATTCGGTAATAATTTATTCTCTGCAAACTTCAAGCTCTCCGCAGTCCGTGAGCACGTGTGCCCTCAATTACCTCAGAGCCTTTCTTATGCTTGGTGAGATAGTACACATATGTGTTGCCGCCGTCCCGCTTCTCGATCTTGTAACCTTTGTTACAGTCAAAGTTCCTGACTTCCTCAATGCAGTATACGTAGCCGTCAACCTCAGCACTCCAACACATCCAGTTCTCTTCCCGGGAGAACAGCCCTTTACCTATCTTCATGTGTCCATTCCTCATGCTTAAGATGATTCCATGATGCAAGATAGAGGGGGTCCTTTATCTCTCCGTTTGCTTCAAGCAGCTTGGTCAGATATTTAATTGCGTTTTCTGCACGTTCCTTGCGATACAGTACCTCTTTGTGTCCGATGTTCTGCCGAACCGCGTAGTCGTTGCCACCTCTTGCCGCTACTTTCAGTACATTGAGCTCGTCCTGCTGATATGCGAGAGCTCTTTCAGCCTGGTCTTTCTGGTAGGCGGCAAATGAGCCGAATCTTTCTTCTATCGTCATAGTGTTATCAACTCCGAGTAAGGTAAGCTCTCTATCCAGTGACAGAATGTGCGCCACTCTTCAAGCCTGTGGTTCTTCCTGCTGTGGTATATGTTCCTGAGTACCGCGTAGTTTGCCTGCCAAGTGTAGCGCTGATTGTAACCGCTCGGCAGCAGGCACCGTATCTGCTGAAACACTTTTTCGTCTTTGGTTTCAAGATATACCTCTCTGAGCCGATTCAAAGCATCGATAATGTCGTCGTATATCCTGTCGATATATATAGGAAAGCCGTGCACAGAAAAGTCATTGATTGTGAATGGGCTTGACACACCCTTGTGCATGAATGAGCAGCTGTTACGGACAGTTCCGACTTTGTATGTATCATGCTCGGTTATCCAATAGAGCGGAGCTGTCACGTCAACCGTTACGTTTATCATGCGCATGAACTTTGAATGGTCGGAGCCTGCACGTACAAGCTGTTTCATAAGCCTGTAATCATTCTCTCCGACCTGAAATTCATCGGTGAGCTCATGCCTGAAACTATCTGACTTGTCCCATGAATTCATCGGATTTCTCATGCCGCGGATAGCCACTTCCCACCCGCTGACCTCTGTATTTTCAAGTTTTATCATCGTTTTCCTCCGTTAGTCTTTCTTGAAGAATGTTCCTACCCAACCATCAGCCGCTAAAGGTAAGCCCTGAGCCCACGGTATGGGCTGAGCCATTATCTTTACAACGTCTGCAAGCATATCCTCAGCGAACGTATACGGCGCTATATCGATCACCACTTCATCATGTATATGGAACACGATCGGGTACCCTGCCGCTTCCAGGCGCTCAATGGATTCTGCCAGGCAGTCACGAGCAATAGCTTGTACACAGTTCTCGACTAGCTTTCCGCCGTAGGTCTCAATGTCACCAAACTTGTTTTTATCGTTGACACCATTGTAGACTATTGATTCACCGCCGAATCGGTTACTGCCTATTCTTGGATTCACGTAGTACAGCTTGCGCCCGGAGGGGAGCTGTACCGTGAGGAAATATGTTCCTGCTCCGTTACGTTCGAGGGCGAATGTGCAGTATCTTACCTTGCGCATACCGCCGCATCGGATAGTTTCAATGGCTGCTGTGTTGAAGTCCCACCAGAGACTTTGTATCCTGCTGTTACTCTCGCGCCATCTGCTCACAATATCGGGGAGTTCGTCCTCGTGTAGCCCCATGTCAAGGGCTCCCATAGCGATTAGAGCACCCGCGCCGCCCTGGTATCCGAGAGCCAACTCAGCGACTTTACCTTTAGCCCTGAGCGCGTACTCAGGATTGCCTTTTTTGATCCTCTCAATAGGTACACCGAACATCTGTGATGCACACGCTTCATATATCTTGCCGTGAGTGCGGAATACTTCAAGTCTCCATTCCTCACCCGCGAGCCAGGATATCACACGCGCTTCAATTGCTGAGAAGTCAGCGTCCACAAGTACATTACCGTTCGGCTTGTCTCCGTTGGTCGATACAAACGCGGTACGTATGAGCTGAGACAGTGTATCATTGACTGAACCATACACAGCTTGCAAGCCGTTCATCTGCTTGTTCTTGATAAGGTCTCTTGCAAGTGGTATCGGGTCTGTATACGTTCTCGGTAAGTTCTGCACCTGTACCAAACGTCCTGCCCAACGTCCTGTGCGGTTCGCTCCGTAGAACTGTAACAGCCCTCTCACTCTACCGTCAGGACACACACAATGCTTGATAGCATCGTACTTCTTAGTAGATGTCTTGCCGAGCTCCTGTCTGATCTCCAACACTCTCTCCACGTGGGGCTCGTTGTCCGCTTTGAGCATCGAGGACACTGTGTCCTTGCGTAAGTTATCAACATTTGTCCCTGTGCGCTCAGAGAGCCACGCTGAAAGCTGTTGCACACTGTTCGGGTTATCCAGTCCAGTAAGCTCAATGGCTTCATCTGTGAGCGTCTGCTTCGCTCTGAGGGCTATGTCTAATGCTCCCTCGACTAGCGGCATATCTACCGCCACACCGCGACAGTTGATTATCAGATCTGATACCCACTGCTTCTGTACCATGTCGGGTACTGGGATATCAGATAACCGCCGCTCAATTTCCATTTCAGTAACAACGTCCTGCTTGTTGTATGCCTTGAACATTTCCCACTTCTCAGGGTCGTGCTGTGGATAGTTCCTTGTTCTGCCGCCGTTGGCTCTTGTAGCCTTGCAGGGATTGCAGAAGTATCGGATAAGTGCTTTACCTGTTGCCAGTTTCTGCTTGTCCTCGCTCAGACCTACGGCTTTTCCTGCTGCGTCCAGTGATGCAGGATAACCGCAGTACAACGAATGCAGCATCGTATCTCTCCAACACTCTTTCGGCAGTTCCATGTTCAGAGCTCTGCAAAAGCAGATATACTCGAATGTGGCGTTATATGCGTGTTTGATAATGTTCGGGTCAAGCAGAGCGTCAACGAACCATTTCGGCAGGACGTTCTCCTGAGAGTAGTCCATAACAACAGGTTCCTGCATTTCACCCCAGAACTGATATGCGTTGAGAAGTATCTGGAACTCAGGGCTTCTGACGTATGCGTGAGCCCCTGCCTTTTTGATATCAACGTCTGAGTACGTTTCAAGGTCGATTGATAAGTGTCTCATTCTCGTTTTCTCCGTATGTGTATGAAAATGTGTGAGAGGTAAAGCCCCTCACACACTCCGTCGTGTTCAGTTTAATTTATATCATCATCAGAAAGGTACATTAACAGGCTGACCGGTGATAGGGTCAACATAGCCGCCGTTAGTCATAGTCTGAGCAAAGCCGCCCATAGCCATAGCCTGACCTGCGATAGGAGCCTGCTGTGCGGGCTGCGCGTAGGTCTGAACAGGTGCCTGCTGAACAGGAGCCGCGCCGAATCCGTTCATAGGCTGTGCGAAAGCCTGCTGTGTAGCATTGTTCTGAGGAACTACGCTCTGTCCGATTCCTGCGAAGTCAGATGCAGCCGAAACGCCACCGGAGAGGGCTTCACCGTCTCTGGTCTTAAGTACGTTACCCAGACCACAACCAACGCCCTTAGAGCCGTGTGAATCATAAGAGAAGAAGTTAAGCGTTACTCTGCCGTACATACCGCTGTATACATCGGTGGGTGCAAGCTCCACGTTAATGTTGTCAATACCTACGACCTGGGGCTTTCTTGACTGAGCTGAGCTTGCGGTGATTACCCAGTGACCTTTGCACTCGGGTCCGAAAGGTGTGCCGTCGGTCTTAACGCCGTCACCGTCATAGATCAGAGCGTTCTTAAGCTGAGGTCTTGCGCCCTTCCACTTGTTCTGAACGCCGTCCTCATATGCTGCCTGGATTGACTGGTCGATATCTGCCTTTGTTGCTACGTCGGTCTTAGGTATCAGGAGAGTTACCTGATATCTGGGGTCTCCGCCCTGCTTGTTCTGATAAGGTGTTGTCAGGTGAACATAGCTCATTCTTACCTCGCCAGTTAATACCTTTGATGCAATTCCGTTGTACATAGTTGATTTCCTCCTAGTTTACTTTGGTTTACATTTATCTATCGAGTTCAAGGTTAACCGCATTCAGAGCCTCAGTAATCAGGTTCTCGGTGTTAGCTCCACGGTTTTCGAGCTCGCCTATTATGGCTTTACCTAAAGCCGAATTGAGCGCGTATGAAGAAAGCTCCATGTTGCTCATGCTCGTTACATTATGCAACGATTCTCTCACAACATTATCCTCGCTGCCGTCCGCTCTCCATGCTGTCATTACGCTGTCGCGGTATCTCTCGATATCGCGCACCAACATAGACATTACACGCTCAGGGTGCTTGATGAACATACTGATCGTGTTGATGAGATGTGCTGTCTCCATTTCGGAGATAGGCAATTCATCGTTATACGCCCGCCAGGCTTTGGTGTTGTCGAATCGTGTTTTCATATTTATTCCTCTCTTTACATATATTTGACTACATAGTCCTCTAACATTTTAGAGCACTTAAGTACTCTGTTTTTCCTTGCATCGAGCCGCTTAAGCTCGATAGCGTTCTGCTTCTGCAAGTTCCTGAGTTTTGTCGGGCGGCTCTTGTCCGCGTTCTTTGAGCTGTCAACTATATCATCGTACAGCTCTTTGTATCTGTCACCTATTTTGATGCTGACCTGGTACAGAAAGTCGAGGTCTGATCTGATAGCTTTGCGCCATTGGCTCACTAAGTTTGTCTGGTATCTGATATCGTTCTCGATAGAGTACTTTATCAGCTTTCTGAACTTTGATGTGCAGACGCTTGACGATTCGATCTCGAACACACCGGGCGGAACTATATCCATGAAGCCGTTGTCCCACTTGATGTGTATTGTCTCATACTGCTGAGGGACTGATATATGATTATCGCCTAGCCGTATCGTATATGAATAGTCGTATCCCATCATGTCACCCCTGCAAAGTCTGCCGCTGCCGCGTTATAGGGCTCGCGCTTGTCGCTTTCATCAACCAGTGTGGGTTTACCCATAGGCTTGACTATCAGCTCGGACAACAGCTCGTCAAAACGCTTTTTACCGATTATCCTTTCAAGTCCTGCAAGTGTTCTAGGCTTATGCTCCATCAGGACTTCATCTGTGTAGCCGTGCAGTTTCAGCAGTTCAAACGCCTTAGTTTCATCGGAGAAAGCTCTTGCGCTTTTTCCTGCTACGACCTTAAAGCCCGGTACAGTTTTACCGTCAAGGATAGCTCCGAGAGCGTATTCCTGCAAATCACTGTACCATTTCACAAGCTCTGCACCCTTTTTCAGCAGTTCGCCTATCTCGGCATCTGTGAGCATATTCGGTACACCGAGTGCAGCTCTTGCTTCCTGTGGGAGCTTTGCTATCTCGGGTGCTACCTTGTCAGGTGTAACACAGTCCTTGAAGTCTGCAAGTGCTGAGTTCGCCTGAGCTCGTCCCTTACACTGGGCTTTACCTTTGCAGAATCTGCACCATTCACCGCTGTGGTATTCACCTTTGCCGTTGTATGCCGCTTCTGCGAGGGGCTTTATGCTGTCGCCCCAGGCTCTGAGCTCTTCTACTGTCATTTCTTCCTCAGAGGGGTATTCTGAGATTCTGGGCTGACAGATACCCATTGACACGGTCTTTATCGTGTCTCCGAATATCGCGCTGAAATGCTTCAACGCTCCGAGTGCGTATAAACGCATCTGAGGATTTCCGACTGCTTCAACTCTTACGCCCTTGCCGTGTTTATAATCAGTGATATGGAGCTTACCGCCGCCGATCATGACACAGTCACACGTACCGTAGCCGTTCGGTACATAGTCTGAGAAGTCAACCTTGATTTCCTGCACTACATAAGGGCTGTTGTCGAATGTCATAGCCTTTTCAACGAGGTATTCAACGTAGGTCTTGGCTGTCGTCAGCATTTCCTCGTTGTAGTATTCGTTCTTTTTGAGCTTTGCCAGGTCTGCTGTCAGCTTCTTGCGGTCGATGTTCACACCGAACTTGCGGATAGCATATATCTCACAGATAGCGTGGGCTAACGTACCCTCTTCCGCGAAAGAGCTTGTGCTGTTCGGGAACTGCGATTCAAAGGCAGGAGCCGCCGTGCAGTTCAGCCACCTGTGAGCCGATGAAGCAGAGAGGAAAGCGTGTGTACTAGGTGTACCCATGTCAGATCACCGCCCCGAGAGCTGTTATCTGGTTTGCGAACTCAGGGAGCTGTTCAGCGGTCAGATGTACGACTGAGGGAACTCCGAAGCTCTGCAAGATATTGAGTACTTCTGACATTTTGCCCTGTTCTACCAGTCTGGCTGCACCCGTGCATACTCTGTTACGGTACGCTTCATCAACAACAGGAGCTGGAGCTGTGGGTGCAGGAGCAGGGGCTGTCTGCTGTACCGGGGTAGGTGCAGGAGTTGCCTGCTGAACAAGTGCGCTCTGCGTGGGCTGTGCTACGCTCTGAGCCATGACAGGAGCAGGGGCGGTAACATTACTTTCTACTGCCTGGACAGGCTGTACAGGGGCTGTGGGTGTGCCCTGTGTGGTCTGTATAGCAATAGGCTCAGCTGTGAGTGCTATGCTTGCATCTCCTGCTGTTGTGAGCTGTGCGCTCTTAAGCAGCCCCGAGCCGAGTGCATTTGTGAGCTTGTTGATAGCGTCTACAATTGCAGGCGCGTTAATGTTGACTGTAATATCCATTTCTTATTCCTCCAAAGTGTTTATAGTTGTCGGCTTTCGCCGTTGTTTACTCAATTGACAGTATATCGTTCGGGGATATCGCAAGCACCAGGCACAGCAGTCTGAAATTACCCAGTGACATTTCATCGATGTTGTTGTACCAACGAGAGACCGTTGACCTGTCAACGCTTAATCTCTTTGCTACGTCCGCTTGCGTGTATCCTTTACTGACCTGTGCAGACTTCAATGCTCTGCATATCTTCTCAGATCTGGATATCTTTTTAGCAGGCATTATCTGCACCTCCTGGTCATTCGGATATTGAGCCGAATGTTAGTGAATAGTCTTTGTCGTAGTACTTGAACACCACTTTTGCACTTTTGTGATTTGCACCAATGCTCACGAGCTCGGTGTCACCGCCGAAGTTCTCAGAGATACTTATGAGCATTGACTGCATAAGTCCTATGATGTCTATACCTCTCAGGGCTTGACAATCTGTGTTTTCTGTGGTATCATTATTTATACTAATTTCATCTATGTTTTTATCCTCTGGGTCTGTCACGGTTGCTGCTGTGGCAGGCTCTTTCTTTTCTTCGGTTACTGGATTCTCAGCTATCGGCTTCTCTCCGTGCTTTACAGCTGTGAGCTTGTTCTGCTCTTTAGCTATCGCGATAAGTCTGTGAACCGTTGCAGGAGACAGTCCGTAGTGGTTAGCGCACTGCTTAGCTGTGTTACCCTGCTGATACCAGTTAATAACTGCTTTCTTTGTAGCGTTACTGATTCGCTTGTTGACCCTGTTACGCTCCGTAACGAAGCCCCGCACTTCGCGCTCTTCGAGCTTGGTTGCTGTCATGATCTCTGTGATACTCATGCCCTCCGTGTACATGGCTGCAACCTGGTTTTTCTGTTCGTTGGTCATGTTCCTGTCATACCTCCTAGTACTTCATCTTGATATGCTTTCAACTTCTGTAAGCCCTCGTAACCTCTCTTGATATCCGCATAGCTTGCTTCATCTTTCCGCCTTTTCGGCAGGAGCTTTCGATAGTCAAGATCGTTGACCTTAAGTTCTTCATACTCTACGCCGAACTTTACGACATCTTTCTCAGGTTCTTTCGGCTGTTCTTCTTCAAGAGCCGCCTTTATCTCGGCAAGCCTTTTATCTCCGATACCAAACTCTGAACAGGTCTGCACCAGAGCGAGCTTGATATTGTTCGCAAGGACTATGATGTTCCTCGGGTCTTTGACGCTTGGGCTGTTCCTCAGAACAAAAGCCATACACCACTTGCTGTCAATGCCGTACTCTTCACACCATTGAGCCATTTTGTAGTCGTAAACTCCGATTTCATCAAGCCTGTTGGATTCTGCACAGTTGTCTCGGTAAGCTATCAGCCATTCTGCAATTCTTTTCGTGTAGAACTGCTTAGGGTAGAGCCTGTTGAGCACTAGCATTATCCTGAACAGGTTTCGTGAGTTTTCGAGAACACAGTCAAACAGAAGTTTGTTTTTGTGGTAGTCCTTAATCTTCCTGTTCACCATCGTCCTCGTCCTCCTCGCACAGGAGCTCACAAAGTATCTCGATTCGTTCATCGAGCGTTGCTTCTCTTCCGTCTATCTTCGGAAATTCCATTGAGCTTAACGCTCCGACACAAAGTGCTTTCAGCTCCAGGAGCAGGTCTTTTGTTGTGCCTTTAAGCGAAAGCTGTACAGAAGCACCACCATTGAACAGTTCTGATTTTGCCTTTATCATGTTTTCCCTCCTTGTCAGGTTTTCTCATTCATTCGTTGTGGTCTACTTGCTGAGCCCGAGCAGTTCATCGGGTGTTACCTCGAACAGGTTTGCCATCTGCACAAGTGCCGATGTGGGAAAGTCCTGTTTCTTTTCCCAGTTGTAGAAAGTCTTGCGCTCTATGCCGAGCTTGTTTGACAGCTCTTCCAGAGACCACTTTCTTCGCGCACATTCTGCGCGAATGTTGTTAAACACCGTTTCCACCGTTATCACCACCTAGTCATTTTGTGTTCATGCTTGCTTGTTATGAGTTACACGCTTTGTGTTCCTCAGCGTGTTTATATCATATCATCATTTTGTGTAAATGTCAATACATTTCACTATAAAAAGTTCCACGAAATGCAGGGTGGGTTTTTGTGCATACTGCTACATTATGCGTAACTACGCCGCTAATTCTATCAACACATACTGTGTTTATACGCATAAAGAGTAAGAAATTCTCTTGACATTGTACACATAGTGTGTTATAATGTACTCAATCAAATATATAAAGGAGGTGCAAACATGGCTTTAGCTGATAATCTCAAAAAGGCTCGCCAGGACGCGGGGCTTTCACAGCAGGAATTAGCAGATAAGCTCGACCTGAATGTAAGGACTTACGGCTCATACGAGCGCGGAGAGCGTGATGTAAGCACGGCTCTTCTCCGAAAGATATGTCAGGTGCTTAAAATATCCTCGGACGTGCTTCTGGAAACAAAGACTACACACAGCATAGAATCGAATGCAGATGTGCTGTCACCCGATAAGATACACCTGATACCTGTGTTCGGTAGTGTGGCGGCAGGCTTCGGAGCTTACGCGAGCAGTGATATCATTGAGTACATTCCCCTCTACGTGGAGAATGACTTTGACGTAGAGGACACGATCTGCATCATTGTCAAGGGTCAATCGATGTACCCGAAGATAGAGGACGGAGACCGAATAGTTGTCCGTAGACAGGACAGCGTGGACAATGGCAGGATAGCTGTTGTGATGATCGGTGATGAAGCAGTTGTCAAGCGGGTGAACTTCGATGGAGACCGCTTAGAGCTGACGTCGTTCAATCCTGAGTACCCACCAAGAGTTATTGAGGGCTCAGATCTTGCCAGTGTTCGAGTTGTCGGTCTGGTACAACAGGTAATCAAGGCATTATAAAGAAAATAAGGCAAAAAATGGAATTATAGACAAGGAGGTAATCTTATGAAAAGATACTTTGCAGTTATTATTATGGCATTCGCATTCACACTCACAGCTTGTGGTTCAAGCACCGGAGCAGACCAGGACAGCAAGGCTACACCAGAGAGCAGCAGTACAGCAGAGGTAACGACCACAACAACAGCTCCTGTTGAATCGGAGCCCGAGGAAACCACAACAACGACTAAGACTGTTGAATCGGAGCCTGATTCCAAGTCAGAGGATAGTTCAAAGGCAGAGACTACAACAGCTCCTGCGAAAGAGGAACCAGAGGTCACCACGTTTAACACGGAGTGGCACCCGAGTGCAACTACTACGAACCTCGCGATAGGCGCAGGCAGACACGTCTATGCTGCACCCACAATAGAGTCTGAACAGATAGGCGAGATCAAAGCCGGGGACGTGGTTATATGCGTAGGCTACGTAAACGAACACTGGAACGTCATTCAGTGGAACAATGACGTTGGCTTTATCCAGACAAACTTGTCTGACAATGTGCAGATAGATGAACCAGTATACGATGAACCGGTATACGAGGAACCGATATACGATGAACCTGTACAGGATGATACAGCAGGCGTGGATGAGGATCTCAGACTGGGGTAAATAACTGCCGAAACTATGCGCTAGGTGGGTGATATTATGGCTAAGATCGAGAAACTGCCGAGCGGGAATTACCGTATCAGAGTATATGACAGACACACCAACACCCGGAAAAGCTTCACAGCGTCCACAAAGGCAGAAGTAAAGCTGCTTGCTGCCGAATGGGAAACGAAGAAGAAAACAAAAACTTCACCGAGAAAGTTAACTCTCGATGAAGCTGTGAAAGAATATATCGAATCAAAAGAGAACGTGCTAAGCCCCTCAACAGTCAGAGGGTACGTAATAATACATCGGAATGCTCTGGGTGATTTCGGAAAGATGCAGCTGAAAGACATTACCGAAAAGGACTTGCAGAAGTGGGTGAGTGATAACGCCAGGCACTACAAGCCAAAGGGCATACGGAACCAATTCGGGCTCGTTACGGCTACCCTGCGACAGAACAGGATTGACCTGGACTTGCGCTCCATCAAGCTCCCTGAGACGCAGAAGTACGAGCCGAACATACCGACCGAACAAGAAATAGCCAAGATATTGACCATCGTTGAGGGGACTAACGTTGAACTCCCAGTCACGATCGCGGTCACTCTGGGTCTCAGACAATCAGAGATAGCAGCGCTCAAATGGTCCGACTATGACGGACAGTTCCTGTACATCCACGCAGCGAAAGTCCCGAACAAGGATAACAAGCTCGTGGAGAAGGACACAACAAAGTCTAAGGCAAGTACAAGGCTGCTTGAAGTCGATGCAGTACTAAAGGCAAGGCTTGACAGAGCTGAGCGAAAGTCTGAGTACATAAGCACCATGACACCGAACTCTGTCCTGAAACGATTCCAACAGCTGTGTGAGCAGAATGGTCTCCCTCACTTCACTATGCACGGACAAAGACACGGTAATGCTTCTCTCATGTTGGCTCAGGGCGTGCCTGACAAGTATGCTATGGAGCGTCTGGGGCAGAGCTCGCCGAACATGATAAAGAACGTCTATCAGCATCTGTACGATGCAAAGAAAAAAGAGATATCACAAACCATGTCTGCTAAGTTCTCGGAGATACTGGACACGAAACTGGACACGGACGATGAAAACTAGGAAGTTTGCGAGGTTTAAAACCGAGTGAACGAGTATTCGAATCCCTCCTTCTCCGCCAAAGCGCAAACCGCTTGTTTACGTAATATCGCGTAAGCAGGCGGTTTTATTATGCTCTCAACAATAACTGTATGTGCATAATACGCACAGAAAAACTGTATTTTTCACAAAAACTGGACACGAAAACTGGACACGCGGACACAAAAAGAGAGCCGGAGAACTCCGACCCTCTGCCCCTATATTCTTTCTTTGTTTTCACCTTAGCCGTACTGCTCGATAGCTCTTGCAGCTTCTTCAAGTGTTGAATAATGTTCTACGCTTACCCTGTTGTGTACTTCTACGTCACCGGGAAGAACCGACACCCAAGCGACCACTCCATGTACATCTGGTCTGTGTGCTTCCCAAGTGAACCTGTCGTCATCTGACTTCATGAAGATCACGTTACCGATCACTACCGACATATTGTGACCACCTCCCTGTGTGCGTTGGTGCTCGCTGTGTTCCAGATCGAGACGAAGCGAGAACCGACATAACCGTTCTCTTTGCAGAGCTCCTTGCAGCGGACGTATACCTCACGGCGTTTGCTGTATTCAGCAGGCTTGCCGTATTTCTCCCACATTTCCCTCATGGCGTTCTCGCAGTATTTGATGCACTCTCTTATAGTCAATGGTCTCATGGTTTAATCCTCCTCCTCATATTTGCTGAACCGCCACTTCTTCTCGACCTTTCCGGACTTCCACTTTGATATCTTAACATTAACGTTGTAACCGTCAAGGACTTTTCCTGTCTTAGCGCTCTTGACCTGCAGGTCATCGGTTATGAAGTAACTGGTTGAGAAGAAGTACTCGTTGATAAGCTTTTCAAGCGTAGCCTTATCAGGTGCACTTGCAATACATTTCGTTTTCATGATCTTACCTCCTTGATCTCTATCCAACTTGTCTTGTCACAGTCGCGGTTATCGTTCTCGTAGCTGTCAACGGCTGCTATGTCAGCCAGACCGTCATAAGCTTCTATGTGATGTTCTGCAAGCTCATGATCGCTGCACTCGTTGATGAAGTCGTCTGCATCAAACATTCCGTTCACGATCTCCTTGCTGATGATCTCTGCATTTTCTTCATCTGTCTCTCCGATGAGGTCAGCGGGTATCGCGTACTCACCCCAGTAATACCACTTGTGGTGCGCTCCGTCCAGTACCAGGACACCGTATCCGCTGTTGTCGCTCTGTAAAAACATCTTGTTCTCTGCCATTGTGATTACCTCCGTTTAGTTAGTTATGGGCGGCAGCAGAGCCGCCCTTGTGTTTTAGTCCTCTATGAAGTCAAAGTGATAGGCTGCGTACTCGCTGCACCTGTGGAGCAGTATAGCCAGATCGAAGAGGAACTT